GCCTGCGGGCTGTGCGGCAGCACGGGGTTCGTCGCCGGCCTGCACGACCCCGTCCCCGACTACCGCCCGACCTCACGACAGGATGGGGGCCCCCGATGAGCGCGACCGTGGAGGCCACCATGACCGAGGAGGAGACCCCCCGTCCCAAGGGCGGACGCCCGGCCATCGGGTCGCACCGCTGGCCCTCGGGGAAGTCCCGGCAGGACCCCGTCAAGCTGCGCCCCGACGTGCTCGCCGCCCTCGACGCGCTCGCCGCGCGGCTCGCCGACACCCGCGCCGGCCAGATTCGCCGCGCCGTCGCGATGCTGCTCGCCGACCCGCCCAGCGCCGAGCAGGTCCGCGAGTTCGAGCCCCGCCGCCCGTACGGCGCGGGCCTGGTCCAGGTGGCGATCGGGTTCGCCGACGGGCAGCTCGCCGACCTCGACGCCCTCGCGGCCGCGTTGGACGTCGCCCGGTTCACGCTCCTGCGCTACGCCGTGGCGCGGCTGCTGGAGGCCGATCCGCCGACGGGCCGTTGACGGTCTGCGGCTCGCCGGCGAGGGCGACCCGCACGGACGTAGACGCCCCGCTGCGGCCGATCCAGCAGGCCGTCGTCCACGCACGCCGACAGTTCGTTCTGGATCGACTTCACCGACGCGGGGACGGCCTCGGGCCAGTCCTTCGACGCGGCGAACACCTCCGCGGTCTTCGTCGGCCCCTTCCCCACTGCGGCGAGCACGAGCGTGCGCAGCTCCCCGTTCCGCGGGCCGTCCGGCCCGTCACCGTCGGCCGCGGCGGCGGTGGCCGGTTCGGGGTCCTCGTCGGGGACCGTCCCGGCGAGCCGGTCGGCCCACACCGCCAGGTCGTGCCCGCCGGCCTCGACGTCGCCGGGGTGGAGCTCGGCCCGGGGCGCGGCCGCCGCCCACTCGTGGTTGTCGGCGGGCTCCCACGTGCGCAGCATCGTCGAGCGCCGGTCCGGGCCGTACAGGTAGGCCGCCCCCTGCAGCGGGGTGACCCCGTCGGGCAGGGTCTCGGGCAGGTCGGCGGGCTGGACCCCGTCCATGTCGCCGGCGAACGCCATCCCGGCCTGCTCGCGGGTGCGGGTCTTGAACGAGATCACGTTGCCCGACACCATGCCGCGCAGGTCGGTGTTCCCGCCCAGCTCGGTCCCGGAGATCGACTGGCCGCAGATGGTGACGCGGACACCGAGGCCCCGGCCGCCCTGCGCGAGGTAGACCACCATGCTGACCAGCTCGGCCGCGAGCTTTGACCCGAGCGCCTTGCGGAGCATGGGGAACTCGTCGATCACCACCTGGAGGTACGGGCTGCACGTCAGGACCGGGTCGAAGTGGTCGATCCCCGTCCGCTCCCGCCCGGCAGCGTCTACCCAGCGCAGCGTGGCGAACCGGCGCGACCGCGCATCGGCGATCCGCACGGCCGCGCGCACCATCCGCATGATGTTGTGCGGGGAGGCCGCCCACCAGCCCATCGCCGGCGAGGTCCGCCACTGTGGGAACGACGTCCCGCCCTTGCCGTCCCCGAGGAAGGTCACGAACAGCGACCGCTGGCGGCCGTGCCCGTCGACGTAGCGGCACTGGCTGGTCTCCCGCAGCATCCACTGCAGGAACGCCGTCTTCCCGCGGCCCTGCGCGCCGGCGACCAACCAGTGCACCGCCCCAGACCCGGGCTCGAAGAACCGCATGTGAGCCGGTGCCTCGTCGACGTAGCGGCCGGCGGGCGCGATCCCGGTCGTCGCCAGCAGCGGCGAGGGCCCCGGCCACGGCGCCGAGGTGAGCAGCGGGTTCGAGTGGATCAGGGTCAGGCGGGCACGGGCGTGGTGCCCGCCGGGCATGGGGCTGACGTCGCAGGTGCCATCGGGCATCAGGGCGGCGCCGAGGTTCGGCGCGAGCATCCGGACCGTGGCGTAGGTCTGCCGGCCGCCGGGGGCGCACACGACGGTGGCCTCCCACCCGGCCAGGGTCTCGCGGACGTCCTCGAGGTGGGACCCCGGCAGGAGCCCGCCCGGGCGGCTGACGTGGACGTCCCAGGCGTCCTCCAGCCACGTCCGGGCCGGGATGACGTCCTCGACCAACACGGGGGCCGGGTGGCGCGTCGGGTCCCACCGCCACCAATACGGCAGCGACGCCGCGGTGAGCCCGAGCATCGCGAGCAGGTCCGGGTCAAGCACCGAGGCTCACCGCCGTGAGGTAGTAGAGGGTGATCGCGACGACGATGGTCGCCTCGCCGCGGTGTCGGGCCCGTGCCCATCCGGCGATGCCGAGGGCGACGGCGAGGGCGAGCACCGGCCACGTCGGTAGCGCGGCCGCCCGCAGCAGCCGGATCGCCGCGGCCGACCCGCCCACGACCAGCAGCAGCAGCAGCGGGGCGAGCATGTGCCGTGCCCGCCACAGCCGTGCACGGGCGGCATGACGGCGAGCACGTTCGCGCGCCTCGGCCTGGCGGGCCTGTTCGGCCAGCCACGCGCCGGTGAGCTGTTCGGCCGTGGGGGTCTCGGGGTCCTCCCGCGACCACGGGCGCAGCATGTCCACGATGGGGGCCTCCGCAGATCACCCGGCCCGCCGACCCCGTAGGGGTCGACGGGCCGGGCCCGGGGTGGGGTGTTGAGCCGGTCTGGTGGGCGCGCCTCAGCGCGCGGTGTACGCCGGGGTGTCCGCGGCGTGCTTGGCGTTCTGCACGGCCTCACGGATCGCGCCGTGCCGTTCGAGCAGCCTCTCGATGTTGCCCAGCGCGCGGTCGCTGAACTCGGCCAGCTCCCCGAGGGTGTCGGCGTCCATGTTCCGGGCGGTCAGCCCTGCGACGAGGACCTCGTGGTCGGCGAGGACCTGCCGGTAGAACGCCTCGACGTCGTCGACCTTGACGTCGTCGGCGGTGAACTTGCTGGTGGGTGCGGTCATGGTGACTCCTCCGAGTGACGGTTTCGTGCTGTTCGGGTGCTTTGGTCGGGGTTGGGCGACGGGCGGCTGCTCGTGCTCGCCGAGCGGGTACGCCGGTCGCGCGGGTGGCGTGTCGTCCGGACGGGTGACCTCTGTTGGGCGCACACCAAGGTCGGCTCGTCGCTGCTCGCGCGCCGCGTCGACGCCACGCCGCCACTCAGCGGCGAGCCGATCGCGCAGGGCGAGCAGTCGGTCGATCCAGTCGGCTGCACGGCCCCCGGCCGTGTTGAGGACGTCGCCGGCCTTGTCCAGCCACTTGCCCCCGTGCGACCCGGACCCGCCGCCGGTGGAGGCCGGGGGGCGCGCCTCACGCGGCGGGCGCGGCTCGCGCGGCGGACGAGACGGGCGCGACGTCGTCGAGTCCAGTGTGCCGGTGATCAGCCCGGTGCGGCTCAGCATCGGCCCGAGCTGGTCGGTTGCGCGCATCCACCAGTAGGCGAGGAACAGCGACAACTCGAACATCAGAACAGGAGGTCGGTCAGGGCGCCGCCGGCGCCATTGATCGCCGCGCCCACGGTGAGGATCAGCGTCGGAATCCACCCGTCACCGATCATCGTCGCGAGCATCGGCAGGAACAGGGCGACGACGGCCGTCGTGCGGGACGCGGCCCCCTTGTTCCTCGGCCACAGGTCGTGCCCGAGCTGCAGGCTCATCCACACCGCGGCGCCGACCAGGACGACGATCGCCCCCCCGACCCACGGGCCGAGGGTCGTGGCGATCCAGCCCGCGCCGGTGCTGAACAGCCCGAGCAGGAAGGCGTTCACCCCGGCGCCGGCGCCGAACCACATCACCGGCACGGTCCGGGCCAGCTTCTTCTTCCGCAGGAAGAACAGCCCGCCGAGGAACAGGGCGACGGTCGCCATCACCCATCACCCCCCGCCGTGGCGATCGCCTCGGCCGCGGCGTCCGTGGCCCCGAACAGCCAGCCCAGCAGCAGCCAGGTGCCGATCACGCCGAGCGCGGTGAGGAACCGCGACGGCCGCTGCACCACGTAGGCCAGCGCGTAGGCGAGCACCGTCACGGGCACGGCCAGGAGCCAGCCGTAGGCCCGGCCGAGGAACTCCAGGGCGGGGTGCCGCTCCCCGGGGACCACGGCCCCGTCACGGACCCAGGCGACGACGTCGGCGACGGTGGCCGGGCCGACCCGCCAGAACGACCGGTGCCCGGCCTGCCCAGTCTCCTCGCGCACGGCGGCCTCGGCGTGGACGTAGCGGGTGTGCCGCTCCCCCCGGTCGAGCTCGTCGGAGACGCCGCGGGCGATGGGCACCCGGAGCGCATCCCACAGCGCCGCGGCGGCCTCGCGCGTGTACGCGCGCGTGCACGTCCGCGCGCGAGGCTCCTCGTCCGGGGGGTCCTCCCCCGTTGCCGTTGCCGTTGCCGGTCGTGCCGGCTGCCAGGTCGGCGGCCGGTCGTGCTCGGTGGTGGTCATGTCATCTGCTCCAGCTCTCTGATCTGGCGGTCCATCTGCTCCAGTGCGGTCGCGGCGGCCTGCTCGGCCGCGGCGGCGGGGGCGTGTCGGATGGCGGCTCCGAGGTGGAGGGCCCGCACCCGGATCGCGTCCCAAGGGGTCTGTGCGGCGGCGACGAGGTCGTCGTAGTAGCGGCGGCGGCGGTGCGCGGCGGCGAGGGCGCCGATCGCCTTTCCGGCCTTGACCCTCCGTCCGGGCATTCTGACCTCCTATTCCGTCAATACATAGAGGCCGACGGATTGCCCGTTACTTGTTTCTACGTGCATTTCGTATTCGGCGATTCCGCCGCGGCCGTCGCGGGCTGCGGCGTCCCGGAGGACCCGCCCGAGCAGCTGCTCGTGATCACCGGCGCCGAGGTCGACGTGCGTGATCAGCTCAGCGCCGGCGGGGTAGCCCCGGAACGCGAGGCGGCAGCGCACCAGCTCGGCGGCCATCACGACCTCCGCACGCGCGTGTGGACCTCGCCGAGCAGCGTCCCGGCCCCCACGGCGGCCGCCGTCCCGACCAGCTGCACGAGCGCCGGGGGATGGCCGTGCAGCCCCAGCCCGAGGCCGTAGGCGAGTACGACCAGGGCGACGGCAACGAGCCCCACCTGCACGCCGGCGAGCACGCGCGTAGAGCGCACCCCAGCGTCTGACCTCGATCCGGGCATGGCGAGTAGACCTCCTGGCCTGTGTTGGATTTCGGCCGCCCGCCGCGCCGGGCGGGGAGGGGGCCCCCGGTGAGCTGCGGCGGGCGGCCGATGCCAGCACTATGCACGCCTGAGGTGAATAAGTCCAGCCGCGACACGACACGCCCCCACCTGGGCGATGCTGCTCGACACGCACCGCCATTCACCTCTAGGTTGACTGCCGCCCGCCCGGCCGGGGACACTCCGCAGGTCGCACCGCCGATCGGGAGGGGAAGCCCCGATGGACCACACGCCCGCCGTCGAGATCGAGACCTACGTGACCACCGCCGACTGCTCCGACCGCGTCCAGTGCCCCTCCGGGCACCGGGTCAACGTCATGCCCGGGGGCCGGGTCGTGCAGGGCAAGCGCATCCCCGATGCCGTCCGCGCCGCGCTCGTCGAGCTGGGCATGCCCGCCGCCGAGGACGCGGTGTGGATTCCCGACGGGCTGGAGGTGTGAGGTGACCCAGCAGCAGCACCGAGAGCTGGACGCGGCCGGGATCGGCCGGTTCTTCGCCGACCACTACCGCAGCGCCGGCGACACCCTGTTCCGACTCGAGACCCTGCCCGGCTACGACGTCACCGACGACGGCCCGAACTGGCGACTCTGGCAGGAGGGCGCGGCCGAGCCGGACCCGGCGTGGAAGGAGCCGTGGCTGGACACGCTCCGCCGCGAGCACCGTGCCGGCCTGCGCGCGTCCCGCGTGCGGATCTTCGGCAAGCACCTCACCGACTACGAGCGGTTCGAGTGCCACTTCGGCTACGCGCTCAACGGCCCGGCCGGGGAGGAGATCGGCGTCCTCCGAGCCGGGGAGCACGCCATCCCGGGCGACCTCATCGTCCAGGACTTCTGGCTGGTCAACGACGCGCACGTGATCGTCATGCGCTACGACGAGGCCGGACGGTTCCTCCGCGGGGACCTCCTCGACGACGACGCCGCACCCCGGTACGTCGCCACCCGTCGCGCCGCCCAGCTCGCCGCCGAGCCCTTCGACACCTGGTGGGCACGGCACCCCGAGCTCCACCGCAGGTCCGCGGCGGCCTGACGTTGACGCGCGGCCGAGGAGCAGCGGCGAGCAGTCCGGACGACCTGTCCCGACTGCTCGTCGCCATCCGCACCACCGACCGCGCCGACCGTGGCCTCCGCCCCCTGTCTCAGCACGCTGCCGGCCAGCTCGCCGCCCACTTCCTCGACGGCCGCCCGCTGTCGCAGGCCCGGGTGTCGCGCGCGGAGAACGGCACCCACCCCTTGTCCCCGGCCGAGGCCGACGCCTACGCCCGCGGCTGCCAGGCCAGCGCCGAGCGTCGCCGCGAACTTGTCGACCTGGTCCGCGTGTTCGCTCCCGAGGCCGTCACCAGCCGCGCCGTGCTGGTCCGCCGTCCCCACCTCATCCAGGCCAGGATTGGCCGCCTCGAAGCGGAGTCGACGCTGATCCGGTCCTGGCAGGACGCGATCGTCCCGGGGATGCTGCAGACCCCGGCCTGGACCGCCGCGGCGTTCGGCGACCCGGGCCCGGAGTGGTGGGAAGCCCGGGAACGCCGGCTCGCCCTGCTCGCCGACCGGGATCGGTCGTGGCACTTCGTGCTGTCCGAGGCTGCGCTCCGCTGGAACCTCGGGGCCGAGGTCATGGCCGAGCAGCTGGACCACCTCGCCGCGGTGATCACCCAGCACCCGCACGTGCAGGTCGGGGTCGTCCCGCTCGCCTCGCCGAAGACGGCCGTCGCCTCGGGACCGTTCCGGCTCTACGGCCGCCGCACGGTCGAGGTGTCGACCCCGTCGGGAACCTACTTCGACTCCGACCCGGGCGAGGTCACCGCCTACGAACAGCGCTTCGACTTCGTCGACGAGATCGCCGCCTACGACGAGGACGCGCTGATGTTGGTCGCTGCGCTGCGGCGCGCCCTCTGACGTTCCGTTCCGCGTCCGGCACAGCTATGGTTACCGGAACCCCGTTACTGCGTGAAGGAGACGGCCATGCCCCCGGGTCTGCCCCTGCCCAGCCGCGCGCCGTCCTCGGCGGCGGCCGCGCTGCTGCGCGCCGTGCAGGACTTCGCCGCCCCCACGGCTGGCTCGATCGAGGACGACCTGCAGCGCGTGTCGGACCTGCGGCACCTCGTGATCGTCGCGGAAGCGGCGTGGGAGGAAGCCCTCGTCCACGCCCGGGAGTCCCTGCGCAGCGACGGCGCGCTCGGCGACCGCGTGGTCGAGAACCCCACCGGAGGGGTCGGCCGGCTGCGGCGCGACACCGGGATCGCCCTGTCGACCCTCCAGGACCGCATGGGCAAGGGGCGTGGACGGCAGATCGAGGCCCGGCGGCGCGAGGCGTTCCCCGCGTAGGCGCAACGCCCACAACGCACCGACGGGCCCGCCACCTCTACCCAGGTGGCGGGCCCCGTCGGCGTTGCACCGCCGGTCAGTCCGCTGACAGCCCGAGCTCCACGACCCGCGCGAGGAACGCCGACCGCGACGGCACACCCAGCTCCTCGGCGCGACCGTCGAGCACCTCCAGTTCCTCGTCGGTGAGCCGTAGCTGAACCGACGAGGACGCCTCCGACCTGGCGCGCACCACCCGGGTACGCGGAGGCAGCGACGACCGTCGCGGCGCCGGCGGGGCGAAGTGGTCCTGCAGCTCCCCGTCGAGCCGGTCGAAGGTGTCGAGCAGCCACTCCGTGAGGGTGACCCCCGCCCCGTTCGCGGCCCGCTCCATCGCCTCCTTGGTGGTGGCGGCGAGGTAGACCTGCACGGGCCGCTTCCCGCTCGTGCTCGCGCTCGGCGCTGCCACCTTCGGCGTGCGCCGGCGGGGGCGGGGACGGTCCTCGCGCGCAGGCCGGTCGCCCGGGGCATGGTCGGGAGCGGGGTCGGGCTGCGCCGGGATCGGCGAGGGTGCCGCCGCGGCGGGCGGCGGGCGCAGCCCGGTGAGCCCGCCACGCAGGGCCGACAGGTCCCGGGGGTTGGCCGCGTTCACGCCGGCACCGCCGTCATCGCCCCGATCCGCTGCGTGACCTCCTCGGCGAGCCGGTAGTAGTCCCCGGCCAGGTGCGGGGCACTCGTGGCGAGGGCCTGCGTCGCCGCCACCGACTCCGGATCGGGCCGGTGCTGCCCGCCGCCGCCGCGGCCGCGAGCGGCGCGGAGCATCTGGAACCGCAACTTCCGCGCCTCGGGCAGCTCGGCCTCGATCTCGTGTACCAGCTTCCCGAGGCGCCGGCAGTCCTGAGCCGGTCCCTCGACGTGACGAATCTCGGTGTCGAACGTCAGGCCGGGACCGAGGTCCCGGTCGATCTGCTTGCGGGCGGTCTCGGCGATCCGGCGCGAGCGCGCCCCGATCCCGAACAGCACCACCCCCAGCAACTCCAGGTGCGGGTTGTCCCCGCCCTTGACGTGCGTGAACAGCTTGGCGACCTGGACCAGCCCGTCGAGACTCGCGTCGTCGGCCTTCGTGGGCACCACGACGAACCGTGCCGCGGTGAGCGCCATCTGCTGCAGCGCCCGGTTCCCCGGCGGGCAGTCGATCAACACGAGGTCGTAGTCCGCGGCGATCGTGGCGAGGGCGTCGTTCACCGCACCGTTGACGCTCTGCCCTCGGGTCCCCCGTGAGTAGAGGGTCGCGGCCATATCCTCGACCAGCTCGCCGCCGGGGATGACGTCGAGGTTGGGCCGGACCTCGCGCAGCGGCTCCAGCGGGGCCCCGGCGGTCACCGCGGCGAACAGTGCTCGGCCCCCGTCGCCGCGGCCGTCGTCGACGTAGCCGAGGTCCCGGCCCAGGTTGCCCTGCGGGTCCATGTCGGCGATGAGGACCCGATAGTCGGCCTTGGCGAACAGTCCGCCGATGTTGGCCGTGATGCTCGTCTTCCCGGTCCCGCCCTTGCCGTTGATCACGGCGATGGCTTGGTGCAGCATCCGTGCTCCCTGCGTGCTCTATGCGTGTGCCCGGCTGCCTGCCCGGGTGCTCAACCGGTGCGGGCTGCATGGGGGGTGCGTGCTCCGTGCTCAGTGGTAGCGCGCAGCACGCACGGTAGCAGCGGGCAGCCTCCGGGCATCGCGCGTGTCGGGTGCGTGTCGCACGCTGGCCGCCCGCGTTGCGCATGCCGCCTGCCTGCGTTGTGCAGTCGGTCAGCACCGATGCTGCGCGGGTGCTAGCTACCCGCTGGTGGTGTGTGGCAAGCCCGCTGCACGCTGGCAGCACGCAAGTAGCGGTTGCCGTGCATGCGCCCTGCAAGCCTTATTCGGCCCGATCCGGGGTCGTGGGCCGCCCCGGATAGGGCCGGAACCGGCCGCTGGTCGTCCCGGTGCCGAACGAACACCCGCTCCCCGGTGGAACGGGACCCTCGGAACCGGCACAGGGCAAATGAGGGCCGATCCCGGGAACGACGAATGCCCCCGGCGGACCCGCCGAAGCGGGCCCGCCGGGGGCATCCAGCACTACGGAGACGCGACCAGCTCGCGGGAGGACACGTCATCGACCCGCGCTGCACTCGACACCGACACGTCGTCGACGCGAGAGACGGCCCCCGCGGTGAGGTCGTCGACCCGCCTCGCGCGCACCTGCCACGGCAGCCGCCACGAGTCCGGGCCACGCACCGCACCGCCCGAGCCGACCCCGGACGCGCTACCCACGCCCGCGCCGACCGCCGGCCGAGGCGCCTCCGCCGTGCCCGTCCCGGTCGCCGACCCCGGGTAGACGACCACGGCGGCACCGACCGGCCCGGCCACACCGGTACCGATCGCCTGCCCGGCGAGGACCTGCCGGTCGTCCTGCGACACGAGCTGCGACGCCGCGCCCGCGGCGAGCGCGGTCCCGGCGCGAGCCGCCACCACCGAACCGGCCGGTTCCGCCGACCCTGCCCCGGACGCGGTCCCCGCCGGCGACCAGACCCGCCCGGACACCTCGCCCGCCGTGCCGGTTCCGGCCGCGGTGCCGGCCACGGCCAGCACCACCCCGACCCCGTCGGGCACGGGCGCCTCGCCCGACCCGAACGCCGTTCCGGCGACCGCCGACACCGCGGCGGTCACCGCACCCGCTGTGCCGGTGCCGCGCGCCGTCGGGCCGACGACCTCGCCCGGGCGGATCGCTGTCGGCTGCGGCGCGGAGCCGACGCCGCTCGCCGTCGCGGCGAGCACCTCGAGCGCGGCCGTCGCCTCACCGGCCTGACCGACACCGGCGGCTGTGGCGGCCGTACCGGCGAGGTCGGCCCGAACTGCCCCGGCCGTGCCGGCACCGTGCGCGGTGGCGGCCTGCGCCGTCACCGCCGCGGACGCCGCCCCGGCCGTGCCCGCCCCGGCGGCGGTAGCGGCCCCGGTCGTGACCGCCACCGTCGGTGCGTGGGCCTGGCCGGACCCGGTCGCAACGGCCGCCGGGGCGTCGCGCACGGCCACGAGCTCGGCCGTGGGGCTGTGCGCGGTGCCGGCGCCTTCCGCGGCCCCGACCGGCGCCATGACCGTCGCGGCCACGGTCGAGGCGCTGCCCACACCGGCCGCGGTCCCGGCCTGCGCGGTGACCGCGGCCGTCACCGGCCCGGCCTCGCCGGCCCCGGCCGCGGTGCCAGGTGTCCGGGAAAGCGACGTCGACGCCGTGACCGGTCCGGCCGTGCCGACGCCCTCTGCGCTGTCGGGGGCGGCCACGGTTACCGCGTCCGCCCCGACGGGCCCGCCCGAGCCGACCCCGGTCGCGGTCCCGGCTCGCGCCTGCACCGCAGCCGCCACCGGCCCGGCCGTCCCGGCACCCTCAGCGGTGCCGGGGGAGCGGGACAGCGACGTCGACGCGGTTCCCGGCCCGGCGGTACCTGCACCGGCCGCGTTCCCGGCCTGGGCCTGGACCGACCCCGACGGTGCGGCGGCGGACCCCTGCCCGTCGGCCGACCCCGGCCGGGCCGACACGACCGCCGCGGCATCGCCCGCAGTGCCGGAGCCCGTCGCCGTCGCGGCGGTGGCCGTGACCGCTGCCGCCACCGGCCCGGCGGTGCCGGAACCGGTAGCCGACGGCACCGATGGTGCCGCCGTCGAGGTCGCCGTGACCTGCCCGGCCGTGCCGGTACCGGCCGCCGTAGCGGCCTGCCCTGAGACGGCCCCGACGGTCACACCGGCTGTCCCGGTGCCCGCGGCCGCCCCTGCGGCTGTGGCGATCGCCGCGGCGGCGGCGTCCGCGGACCCGACACCGGCGGCCGTGCCCGCAGCGGGTTGCAGGGACGGTCGTACCTGCTCGGCTGTGCCGGTGCCCTGCGCGGTCTCGACGGCCCGGGTGATCGCTGCCTGCGTCACGCCGGCGGTGCCGGTCCCCTCAGCGGTCCCGGCGAGCGCGTAGACGGTGGCGACGCCCTCGGCCGAGGCGCCCCCGCCCGATCCTCCGCCGGACGCGGTGCCCGCGTTCGGAGCGACGATCGGCGCGGCGGCCCCGGCCGTGCCGGCGCCCGTCGCGGTCGCGGCGGTGCGCGCAATCGCCGCAGACACCTCGCCGGCCGTCCCTGCACCGGACGCGGTGCCAGCCGGGGCGCGCTTGTCGATCGCCGCCGTGGGCGCGCCCGCGCTGCCCGACCCGGATGCGGTCCCGGCCCGGGCGGCGACGTGCCCGCCGACCGGCCCGGCAGACCCGGACCCGGACGCGGTGCCGGGTGTCCGGGCGAGCGACGTCGACGCGGTGACCGGCCCGGCCGTGCCGGTGCCGGTCGCGGTGCCAGGGGTGCGCGCGAGCGACGTCGACGCGGACACCGCGCCCGCGGCGCCTGTACCGGAGGCGGCCCCGGCGGCGGGTGCGGCCGACGCCGTGACCGGCCCGGCGGTGCCGGTGCCCGTCGCGGACGGGGCGGCGCGGGAGACCGACGCCGCCACTGGCCCGGCCGTCCCGGACCCGGATGCGGTCCCGGGACGGGCAGTGACCGCCGCGGTGGGCTGCCCGGCCGTACCGGCACCTGTCGCCGCAGCCGCGGTCTTCCTGACGGCGCCGGCGGCTGCCCCGGCAGTACCGGTGCCCGTTGCCGTTGCCGGAGTCCGGGCGAGCGATGCCGCCACCGGCCCGGCGGTGCCGGTGCCGGTCGCGTTGGCCGGGCGTGCCGTGACCGATCCCGTCGCCGCCCCGGCCGATCCCGTACCGGCCGCGGTTCCCGCCGTCGCGTTCGTGACTGGGGGAGGGACGTAGTCGGCGACGGTCAGCCCGTACTTGTCCTGAAGGTACGAGTGGACAGTCGCCCGCTCCCCGGCTGTGAGGACGCGGGAGTAGACGATGAGCTCGGCAAGGTCACCCTGCAGGTACTCGTCGGTGCCCTCCAGGTCGATACCGATGATCGTGGTGAGGCCGCTGCTGATCGCCCGGCCACCGCCGGTGCCGGCGGCCGCGCCCGCGATGTAGAGCGACGTCGCGGAGGTGGTGTGCGAGGCCGTCAGGACGTGGAAGTTCGTCGTGTTGACCGTGCCGGTCGCGTCGACGCGGAACCCGGTGTTCTGCCAGCTCAGGGCCGGGCGACTCGCCCGGACCTGGAAGATGACGCCGTTAGTGCCCGAGGTCGACCGGATCGGCTCGATGGCCCGGCCGCCGTGCTTGACGACGGCGAAGATCGTTTCGTTGGGCAGTCCGGAGTTCGCCCCGGACAGCATGTAGTCGCCGCCCGCGAATCGGACCGCAGGCTTGCCGTTGATCGCGTTGGTAACGAACGACGGGCGGAGCGCGCTGCTTGACTGCGTCGCGTTGTAGCCCAACCCGCCTGAGTCCGGCCAGGTCGCGACCTCCGCGCCGTTGGCGAGCGCGAGCGAGTCCGCGCGCCACCAGGCGTGCAGGTCGGAGATCGAACTCGGATCAGCCATGCTCGCCCCTCCTCTTGTCCGGAAACGAGGAGAGGCCCGGCCGCCGACTCACCGGGGGAGTGAGCGGCGGCCGGGCCTCAGCAGCGGGTGCGGGTCAGAGGGTGATCCGCGCGATGCCCGTCGCGGCCCACACGACGGTGAACGTTCCGGCCGTGACGGACTGCTCCCCGCCGAAGGCGTTGAAGCACACGCCGTACTTCGAGCCCGCGGCCGGGGTGTCGTTGTAGACCGTCACCCCGGTGACCGCGGTCAGGGTCGCGTTCGCCCCGGACGCCCTGTCGTCGGCGTCGAGGAAGCACACCGCGGCCGTGCCCTGGTTGATCTGCTTGTTCGCGAGGAGCTGCCCACCGGCGGGCCAGTCGGTGCTGGAGGACTTCTCCGACGCGACCAGCCAGGTGCCGGCGTTGTAGGAGGTCTGCGCGAGGACGGCGTCCTGGGCGGGGGTGACCCCGTCGCCCCAGAGCGCCGCCTTCATGTTGTTGGTGAGGAAGTCGAGCGTGCCGGCGCCCCACAGGTCGCCGATGTGCGCGCGGAAAATCTCGGAAGCGGTGCCGAAGGCCATTGCGGCTCTCCTGGTGTCCGTGGATGAGGGAGACCGTCAGGCGTGGGGCGCGCACTGATCAGGTAGGTACGAGCAGGGGCGGGAGGCTCAGACGCCGTCGGTGGAGGCGGACCCGGTCGCGGTGCCGGCCTCGGCGCTGACCGAGGCGCCGGCGGGGGCCTCGGCCGCCGCGGCGTCGAGCGCGGCGTCGAGCTCGGCCTTCGCGGCGGCCTCCGCGCGGTGCCAGTCCTCGGCCGCGGCGACCGACTCGGCGAGCGAGTCCTCGGCGCGGTCGGCGGCGTCGCGGAGGTTCTGCAGGTGGGCCCTCGCGCCGTCGACGGCGTCGTCGGCGACCCGGGCCTGGCCCGCGAGGTAGGCGTGCTGGGTGGCGAGCTTGGACAGGTCGGACATGCGGGTTCTCCGATCAGGAGGTGATGCGGGCCCGCGCGGTCGGGGCGAAGACCGCGCAGTCCTGCCCGTCGTCGCGGGTGACCACCACCGACATGACCGGCCGCCCGTTGTGGAGCTGCACCAGCTCGTTGCCGATGTAGTCCTCCCGCTCCCGGGCCTCGACCTTCGCCCGGGTGCCCGCGGGCACCATCGGCGAGGTGAGCCCGCCGCGGAGCCCGCGGCAGGGGTGGAACGGGGTGTGCGGCGCGGTCTCGCGGGTCACGTGGGTGTGGTCGCAGTTCGGGCACTCCCACCGGTGTTCCGGCGGGTCGATCAGCACGGCGCGGGACATGGACATGACGGGGCCACCTCACGGGGTGATGGGTGAGCGGGGACGACGACGGCCCCGCCCCCGGCGCGGTGGCAGGGGTCGGGGCCGTCGTCGAGGGGAGGGGAGCGGACGGTCGTGGGTGCTGCTGGTGCCGAGGCCCCTCTCCCGATCCCCCGGCACCAGCAGCGGACAGCGGGCCCGGCCTCAGGCGGCCGGGCGGAACCCGTCGGGGAGCTGGAGCGCCACGAGCTCCACGTGCCCGGTCGAGACGTTGCGCGCGAACGCGGCCGGGCTCGTGTTCGGGGTGACCTGCGGCTCGGCCTGCTTGACGACACCGAACGCGGCGAGCAGCGCGGTCACGGCGGTGACCACGCCCGGGATCAGGCCGAGGAGGCCGACGATCGCGTCGCCCTGCACGCTGGTGAGCAGCCCCCACCCGATCAGGGCGGTGACGAGGGAGCCGAGGAACGCCCTCGCCGACGCCACGGTCTTGAAGGCGTCGCGGAGCGGGACGGGACGGACGTCGAGCGGTGCGGACATGGCGGTACCTCCGGGGGAGGGGTGGATGGCCGCGCGGCGGTCGCCGACGGCCGGGGCGCGAGGGATGGGGCGTCCCGCGCGGGGATCAGGTGGCGGCGAGCTTCGCCGCGAGACCGGCGAGCACGGCCTGGGTGAACGCGGCCGGGTCCGGGGTCAGCGCGGCCGCGAGTCGGTCGATCGCCTCGCGCATCCCGGCCAGCTCCGCGGCCGTGGCCGGATCGGCCTCACCGCCGCCACCGGCGGGGAGCTTGTCGAGCTTGCCGTGGAGCTGGAGCACGAGCTGACGGGTCTCGTAGGCGCGGGCGTCGGAGTTGATCGAGAACCCGGCCGGGGTCTCCTCGACCGGGATCGTGGGCGGGTCCTCACCGAGGAGCCCGTAGTCCACGCGGGTGCGGTGACGGCGGAACAGCTCGTCGTGGACCGCACGGAGGATCCGGTCCTGCTCGGGGGTCATGTCGTCGTCCTCCTGGACAGCGGGGGGCGGGAGCGTCGGCGTCGACCCGATCCGGTCACGCCACTTCACGAGCGCCGCCATCGCCTTGTCGGCGTAGGCCTCGGCGCGGTCCCCGGAGCCGTTGTAGCGGCGGAACCCGCCCCGGTCGCCGTAGGCGCGGATCAGGCGGGCCAGGCCGGTGAACCCGGCCAGCTGGTTGACGTAGGGGTCGGCCGGGCCGGTCGGCCCGCCGATCTGCTCGGCCCGGGCGATGTACTCCTCGGAGGTGAGCTGGCAGTCCCCGACGCCCTGACGCGGCACGATCCCGGCGCGCTGGGCCGCCCTGAACCGCAGGTAGTTGTCCGGGGTGACCGGCCCGCCGAACTCGTAGATGACCCGGCCCTGGGCGTCGGTCCGTCGCGCCGGCGGGGTGGAGTACCGGCCGTCGGAGCCCCACACCATCCGGCCCCCGCCGGTCTCGTTCATCAGCACCACGCACGCCGCGGCGAGCTCCAGCCCGGCGACCTGCGCCGCGCGGACGGTGATCTCGGGCCGCAGGATGCCCCAGGCCCGCAGGGTCTCGACCGCGCCCATCAGGTGCTCCGCCGTGACGGCCGGGCCCGGACCTGCCCCTCGCACGGCCTCTTGGACCGGCCGAACAGGTCGACGACGTCGAGCTGCCAGCCGCTCGTGCGCCACGTCCTCGACCACGCCAGGGTCTCCGCGCGGGTCGCGGTGAGCTGGACCCGGCTGTAGTGCGTCGGGTCGGCGAGGTCGGGGAGCAGCACGAGGTTCCCGGCGGCCGCCGACCACTCGAACAGCGGGTCCCGGCCCTCGGCGCCGATGATCGCGGACGCGGAGGTGATGAACACCGGGACCTCGTCGGCGTCGACGACGTCGACGACCAGGTCGACGTCCTCGAACCCGTTGTAGTCCAGGTGCACGGTGCGGGTCGCGGGCCCGATCCGCAGCGGCGCCGGCGTCGTCATGGGGTGCTCCCTTCCGGCGCCAGGCACAGCAGCGCTTCCTCGGTCCCGGTGGTGGTGACGACCTCGCGCAGCACCAGCACCCGCGGGGGAGGGCAGGCCGGGTCGCCCTGGTCGCCCTTCTCGCCGGTGTCGCCCATCGGGCCGACGCACTCGGGGATCGACGGCAGGCACGGCTCGCCGCGCTCCCCGCGCTCCCCGCGCTCGGGCGGGAACTGCTCCAACCGGCGGGCGACCGCGGCGTCGATCGCCTCCGGGGTGATCGGCGGCGCCCGGAACTGCGCCCCGTTGATCTCGAAGTAGCGGTTCACCTCGGCCCGGAGCCGGTCCTGCCCGGGCCCGATCACCGCCCTGACCACCTCGGCCTCGATACGCTCGGCGACGTCGTCGGCTGTCGGGTCCTCGGGCAGCGCGGCCAGGACCCGGGCGGTGGCCGCGGCGATGATGGTCTCGGTCGTATCGGCCATGTCCGCCGGCGCCGGTACGGGCGGGCGGCCTTGCTCCTGGAGCTGCCGGTTCCCCGCGACGAACTCCGCGCGCGCCTGCTCCAACGCCTCCCGGGTGGCCGTCGAGCTGGACAGCGCCAGGTTCGACACCACCAGCGAGGCGAGGACAGCGGCGATGAGCGCGAGCGCGAGGGTCACCAGACCCCACGTCCGGCCGCGCCGGTTCACGATCCCGCGGACCACCCGGGGCAGCGCCTCGGCCTGGGTCGCGCGGGTGGCGACCCGGCCCACGGCGCGCCGCTCCTCTGCTCGCGCACGACGCAGATCGTCCTTCGTCGGGGGCGGGTCGTCGTCGTAGTCGAACCCGTCGCTGACGAACTCCTCGGTCTGCGGGCCGTCGTCGAGGGGGTCCTCGTAGCCGGTCACGACGTCGCACCTCCCCGCAGCCGCCGGTTCTCCTGGACCAGCTGCTCGACCTGGGCGAGCAGCAGTGCGTTCTCCACGCGGAGGCCCTCCTTCGCACGCTCGTGCCGCCGGGCCTCCTGCTCGTGCCCTGCGGCATCGGCCTCCGCGGCCGCGAGCTCGGATTCCAGACGGGCGATGTACCGCTCGGTCATGTCGTCGGTGCGCGCCATCACCGCGGGCAGGGGCTCAGGCACGGCCGGGTCCGGGGCGGGCTCGACGACCGGGACGGGCCGGCGAACCCGGCCCTCCAGCCAGGCCCGCAGCGGCGGACCGACGTAGATCAGGACTGCGATCACCAGGACCACGAACAGCGCTTGCGAGGCGACGTTCGGGGGCAGGTCCCGGAGGAACGAGAAGTCAGGTAGAGGTGGCGCTGCACCAGCAGCGTCGAGCACGAGCACGCGGTCCCCCCGAGACGCGGACGGTGCGCCACGCCCGGGAGGGGCGGGCGCCAAGCGGTGCAGGCGTCATCGCGAGCCCGCGGGCGGGGGCGGCCACAGCGGGCGGCCTCCCCTCCGGTCAGGGGGTCGGGCCGACCCACTGGGCGAAGAACTTCGCGCCGCCGAAGCCCGTGAAGACCGAGGCCGCCCCGGTGCCGGTCTGCCGGACAAAGCACCGCAGGGTGTCCCCCGCGGTCAGCGGCAGCAGGTCAGCGCACTGCGCGGCGGTCAGCGTGCCGGGGCGCCCCGGGGCGGACCCGCCGGTGACGACCCCCGACGTCACGACCGTGGAGTTCCGCGTGATCCGTATGGTCATCATCCCGCCGCCCGCCACGTTGTTGAGCTGGACGTGCGCGCCGAACCGCCACAGCCCCGACACGGGGATCGTGATAACCCCGCTGGTCGGGGCGAACATCGCGGCGGTGTCGTAGTCCTCCAGCTGCCACTGCATGAGGGTGTCGGTGTTGGCCGCGATCGACTGCGCACCGGCGGAGGACTGACGGACCCGCACCATCGGGCGCGTTCTCCGGAACGACGACAGCAGCCGGCCGTAGAGGTAGTTCTCGAGGGTCGACAGGGCGTTGAGGTCGGTGTGGGTGACCGGGACGCCCTCGGTGAACCACGGCAGGGCCGGGGTGGGCGCGGTCACGGCACCGGCCCCTCCCACACCGCCCACATGCGGGTGCCCCCGAACCGCGGGTCGCAGGCCACCACGGTGCCGGTGTCCTGGATCGCCCAGCCCTGCACGTACGTCGAGGTCCCGATGATGATGGAGTCGGTCGTGATCACCGCTCCGCCGCCGGACCCGGAGTCGTAGGTGCCATAGGACACCCCGGCCGAGAAGTTGGCGATATCGCCGTCGGTGGCGATTCGCACCCCGATGGTCGACCCCAGGGGGGCGGTGACGGGCTGCAGCGTCACCGACAGGCCGAAGCGGTAGACCCCCGGCGTGTTAATGATCAACTTGTCGGCGTCGATGCCCGACCACATGCTGTCCGTGTCGACGATCCGCTCATCCCACACGATCGCCCGGTCCGACCCGTTGAACAGCTCGAAGTTCTCCACCGACACCCCGACCACGACGACCGGCCGGTCCTTGCGGAACCCGCCCATCGTGAAGTTGTAGAGGTTGAACAGGTTGTCGGTGATGCCCGCGAGATTGGTCGCGGTCGGGACCTGACCCGCGGTGAACGTCGGCAATGCGGGAACGGGGGCGGTCACAGCGTCACCGCCCCTCTACGCAGATCGAGCGGCGCGACCCATTCCAGCGACGCCTTCAGCCCGCCCTGCGTGGAATCGAGCGGGTGGGTCTGGTTGTTCGACGGCTGCCCCGTGTTGAGCGGCCCGACCTGCACGGGGCAGAACCGCACCGCGGCCCCGACGTCGAGCGGCACCAGCGCGGCGCCGTGCACCTGCGCCGGCTGGTTGAGCACCAGCCGGACCCGCGGGTTGCACACCGCGTCGTGCTCGACGTTCTCACCGCCGACGAGGATCGCGGCCTGGATGCGGGGCTGCGGATTGTTATTGAGGTTGCCCGACGCCGCGAAGCAAGCGCGGATTTCCAGCCAATAGATGCCCGCCGTGTTGATAGTGACGACCGATAGCGCAGTCCCGGACGACGCGGCGAAACCATCGGTATCGACGAGATATGTCACCGGCCCGACTGGCTCGACAAAGTTGTGCCGAACCGATGCCGACGCGCATTGCAAAACCGCCATCGGCTTATGGGTGCGGAAACCGCCCATCCGGCCATTGAACAAGGTCTCCACGTTGCGCGGCATCGCGTTGAGTTCCCGCTGCCGAACGATCCTGCCGTCCACGAACTCGGGGATCTCAGGCGTCGGCCGTGAGAGATCAGCCACCGCCGCACCTCCTTCCTAATACACCGGCACGGCGGTCGTCCCGAGCGCCCCGGCCGTCGACGACCCCAACACCCAGGCCCGATCCACCCACACCGGAGACAGCTCCCAGATCGACTCCCACGTGCCGGCCGCAACGTTCACGTCCTGCGTGATCGACTCGATGTAGAAGTCGGCCGAGAACATCGGCCCGACCCGTGGGCGCCGGCGGATCGTGACGCGGAGCCCGATCTCGGCGGCCAGCACGATCGGCCACAGCTCCGGCTTGGAGTCCGGGCGCAGCACCAGCCGCTCGCACCGCATCCGAGGCGCCGCGTACCGGCGTCGCCGGTAGGTCGCGGCCTGTTCCAGTTCGAAGTCGTCGAGCACGTCGAGGGTGAGCGACAGCGTGCGTTGGCCGATCTCGTCCTCGATCGCGGCGTCGACGACCTCCAACGGCCCCGACCGGCCGGGCCGGGACAGTCTGACCCGCGAGAACACGTAGCGCGGGTCGTAGTCGAGCCGCAGGTCCTCGTAGGGCAGTTCCCCGGCGGCCTCGCCGAACACCCAGCCCGTGCGCACGCCGTCGAGGTGTCGGGCAACGGAGGTCTCCACCACGACCTCGCCGTCGCGGGCCGCGTACACGATCCCGTCGGCGGTGGCGGCGAGCGCCTCCAAGGCCGCGAGGGCCGACCCCCCGATCTGCTCGTGATCGGCGGCCAGCGGCGCCGAGGCCGAGTCCACGGGGACGCGCCGGGCCCCGCCCGGGTACACCCGGTCCAGAATGCGGAGCGCCCGCTGGTCGGGCGCCTCACCGAGGTACCCGACCCCGCGCTGGTAGTGGGCGCGCAACCGGGCGCTCGGCAGCCGTGTCGGGTAGAACCCGACACGGGCGACGCTCACCTTGGACAGCGGGTTCCCGTTGCGGGTCAACGCGGAAATGTTGATCGAGTTGATTCCGTAGTCGGTGATCGGCAGCGGAATCCCGGCCAGGGCGCCGTCTTCACGTACGCTCGCATCGAACCTGTAGGCGGCCTTCCAGTTGCCCGGAACGGCGGGGTCCGGCTCGAACGAGATAGCGAAGTAGTGCCATTGCCCGTCGTCGAGATAGGCGTCGGTGATGACAAAGTCCTCCGCGGCCGGGTACCCGTAGAGCAGCCCTGGCAGGTTCACCGCGAGATAGGACCGGGCGTAGTTGTAGAACATCAGCCCGAACCACTGATCACCGCTGGTCGGTTCCAGGTAGTTGCCCGAGGTGATCGACTGGAACACGATTCGCGCGACCGATGCGTCGATCTTCGCCCAGAACTCGATGGTCGCCGCGCCGGTGTTCAGGGTGAACAGCGTCGGGCCCCACCCGGTCGCGTTGCGCGTGTCGAGGGAGGTCACCTGGCCCGCGTAGTCCAGGTCCGCCGGGTTCTGCCGTTCCTGCGACAGCGTCACGGCCGGGGTCCCGTCGGGCAGGGTGTCCCCGCGCCAGGCGATCGTCCCGCCCTTGGACGGCAGGAACTCCCGCATGCGCACGGTGCCCGCGAGCCGCCCCTGCGCCCGGCCGGGACCGGTCGCGTCATCGAACGGCAGCCACAGCGACGGGTCGTCGCCGGCGATCTCGGCCTCGTAGGTGTCGTCCAGCACGGTGCGGGACAGCACCGACAGCGCGTCGACGAGCTCCAACGGCCGCTGGCCCCGGAACCCCCGGTCCACCCACCGCTGCGGGTAGCGCTCGATGAACCCGGTCCACACCGGCCAGAACACCGGGCCCGAGGTCGTGAAGGCCGAGGGGGTGGCGACCCCGTACTCGACCTGCTCGTCGTCGAGGAACACCTGCAGGGTCCCCGACCCGCCGGTCACGACCAGCGACAGCGGCGTGCGCAGCCCGGTCGCCATGACCGTGGCCGACACCCTGGTCCAGCCGCCGCCCGACACCGCGGTCCCCGACAGCACCCCGCCGAGGTTGAACCGCGCGCTCACCCCGGAGGTCGTCACCCGCAGGTACGCGCTGTAGGTGATCAACGTTCCGGGGATCGACCACGGCCCCCAGTGCTCTCCGTTCGGGCCGACCCAGGCCCGCGCGGTCGCAGACGGCCCGGTGAGGAGGAAGTTCAGGCACCGCGTCCCCGACCGCGGGGTGATCGTCGAGCTTGCGACCGTGCCGGCCCCCGTCGCGTCCCACCCGTTCACCCCGCCGTTCTCGAGTCCCGGGTGTGTCGTCCCGCCGTAGGTCCCGGCCTGGATCGCGTTCCCTGGGGTGTCCGGCCCGGGCCACCACGCCCGCACCTGAGCCGCCCGGTACAGCGCGAGCTTGTTCGTCCCGGAGTTCAGCGGCGAGGACGTGTTGCTCGGGTTGAGGGTCTCCTGCGGGTCCTCGACGGTGATCGAGCACGTCCCGGCCTCAACCTGCCCCAGCTCGTAGGACCGGCCACGCGAGCACGAGAACCCGCCGATCGACCGCCCGTGCCCTTCGTCCAGCCTGACCGAGGTCAGCCCGTCCGGCCGCGCCGGCGGGCCGTGCTCGAAGTCGCCGAGCACGACCACCTTGGGCAGGTTCGATGCCACAGGATCACCCCCCGGAGAGACCGGCGTTGACGTTGCGACCGGCGTAGCGCGCGGTCGCCTTCCGCACGAGTTCGAGGAGGTCCCGCTCGGCGACGACCGTGCCGCCCACCTCGAAGTGGTTGTGCACCTCGTTGACGATCGCCCGGGCGACCCCACCGAGGACGCTCGCCAGGGTCGACGGGGCGAACCCGGCCGAACCCGGCGCGCTGATCCGGGCCTGAATGTCCCCGCCCAACTGCGCGCGAGCGGCCTGCATCGCCGCCCGCGCCGAGGCGATGACCCCGGGGGTGCCCTTGCGCAGGGACTCCTCGAAGTCGCCCATCAGCGCGATGCCGGAGTACGTGACGTACCCGCGACCGGAGAACGGCCCGGTCTTGGCCGGGCTGAACGGCCACAGCGCGCGCAGCTGCGCCATGCCGCGACGGACCCAATCGACCATCTGGTTCCAGCGCGACACGATGCCGTTCCAGAACCCGGAGACCAGCGAGACCCCGGACTGCCACAGGTTCGTGTTCAGGATCGCGCGGATGATGCTCCCGGGCAGGTCGCGGGCCCACTGGATGAGCTGACGGCCCCGCTCTGCCGCCCCGGCAACCATCCCGGCGAACCACTGTCCCGCCCGCGACGGCAGCGTCGCGAACCAGGAGACGAGGTTCTGGATCGTCTGCGACGCCCACTGCCCGGACCCGGTTCGCAGCTCGCCCATGCGCTGCTGCGCGGTGCGGTAGAGCCCGGCGAAGTGCTCGCCGACCCGCCCCGGCAGCCCGGTGAACCACTCGACGAACCCGTTGACGGCGTCCTGCGCCCACTGCGGCGCGCCGCGCACGAGCTCCGCGGCACGCCGGCGAGCACCCTCGACGGTCTCGCTCCACCACCGGGACGTGCGCTCGGGCAGGGTGGTGAACCACTCGACGAACCCGGCCACGATCTCCGCGCCCCACTGCCCGGTGCCGTCTCGTAGCTCGGCGAGCTTCTGACCGGCGTTCACGCCCGCCTGGGCGAACCAGCCCCCGACGGCGCCCGGGATGCCCCCGAGCCAGTTCGTGAAGCCGTGCCACACCTCGGCGAGCTTCGCGTTCACGTCGGCGTTGAACTGCGTTCCCCACGCGCCCACGTCGGCCCGGAGCTGCGTCCACCAGCCCGACACGTCGCCCGGGATGCGGCCGATCCAGTTCTGGAAGGCCTGCCAGTACTGCTGCAGCGGGGTCTCCCCGCGCTCCCACGTCGCGGACAGCTCCTCGAACTCGGCGCGGATATCGTCGAACGCGGTCGCCGGGTCGGTCATCAGCTGGTTCGCCGCGCCGGTGATGTTCTTCAACCCGGCGTAGCCCAGGCCGTTGTTGCTGGCCTCCTCCTCCGGGGTGGCCTTGGGCAGGAAGTTGTCGGCCAACGCGAGCCCGGCCAGGCCCGCGCCCGCGCCGCCGAGGTTGCGCATCAGCCGGCCAGCGGTCCGCAGCCGGGTCGCGAGCCGCCCCAGCCCGGGGATGAGCCGCGCGATGGCCCCGGCGAACGACAGGATCAGCCCGAACCGGCTCACCAGCATGAACGCCTTGAAGATGAGGTAGAGCTTGCCCATCTCCAGGATCCACCCCGAGATGTCGTCCTCGTGCTCGCGCAGGATCGAGACCAGCCACTCCAGCGCCGGCGCCAGCCACTCGGCCGCCGCCCCGGCGAGGTCCATCACCGCGGGGAGGACGATCTCCAGAATCTCCCCGAGCGCCGACAGGACCCGGCCGAACGAGTCGCCGTGCCGGTCGGCGTAGTCGAGCATCCCGGCGAGCCCTTCGAGCACGCCGCGGAGCAGGTCCGCCGTACCGCGGGCGATATCCTGGTTCGCCCCGACGTTGACCCACGACTCGGCCAGCCGCAGCGAGCCGTCCCCGAGCGCTTGCACGATCGGGACGGCGTTCCGCTGCATCCGGTCCAGCTGCTCCTGGAACGCCGGGTCGCGGAACATATCGCCGAACCGCCTGGCGATGATCCCCATTTCCCGGCCGACGAGCCCGATGTTCTTGCGGAAGATCGGGAACAGCTCCTCGGAGTCCCGGAGCATCTGGGTCAGCCCGGGCAGGAACGCCTCCTGCGCCTCGTCGCGCAGCTCGCGCAACGGCTCGCCCATCGCGATCAGCTGCTCGACGAACGCCCGACCGGCCGGGGTCAGCTTCTTGAGCGCCTCCTCGTACTTCGAGGACTGCGCGGCGGCGCCGGCGGCCTGCTCGGCCGCCGAGGCCTGGGCATCGGCGAGCCCCTGCATCGCGTCGGCGACCGCCCGGGCCGCGTCGTCGTTGGACTCCGCGGCCTGCTGCTGGGCGTCAGCGACCGCGGCGACGGCGTCGGCGACGGACCGGGCATGGTCCTGGGCGGACTCCGCGGCCTGCTCCTGGGCCCGCGTGACGGCGTCGACGGCGTCGGCGACCGACCGGGCCGCGTCCTCGTTGGCCTCGGCGGCGTCACGGCGAGCGTCGGCGAGCTCGCGCTCAGAATCGGCGACGTCGCGCCCGGCCTCGGCCAGCGCCTCGCGCGCGTCGGACACCCGCCGCGCGGCGTCGGCCTCGGAGTCGGCGGCGTCCTTCTGGGCACGCTGCAGGTCCCTGGTCGCCTCGGTGGCCTGCTCCTGGGCCTCGGCGAGCCGTTCCCGCGCGTCGGTGACCTCCTCGGACCCCTCGATGCCCCGCTCCTGGGCGTCGCGGGCGTCGTCGACGGCCCGCGTGGTGTCCCTCTCGAGTTCGGCCTCCCGCGCGCGGGCGACGTTGAGCTCGTGGAGGGCCCGCATCCGGGACACGTGGGTCGACTCGCTGGAGCGCAGCTCCCGGTAGTACGCGCGCTCCGCCTCGGCGACGGCGACAGCCGCGCCGAACTGGTCCACTGCGAGCGCGGCGACCCGGTCCTGGAGCTCCTGCATGGTGCGCAGGGCGTTCTGCCGGGTCGTGTCGAGCCGTTCCTCGGCCTCGGTGACGTCACGCAGCGCCCGGGTCTCGCGCCGGCGTGCCGCGGCGATGGACTCCGCGGCGTCCTCGGCGGCCCGGACCTGGTCGGCGAGCGCGTCCTGCACGGCGCGGTGAGCCCGCGCCTCGGCCCGCTTCGCCTCGACGATCCGCTCCGCGGCCGCCTCGATCGCCTCGGCCCCGTCCCGCGCGGTGCGCGCGGCCTGCCGCTGCGCGTCGACGACCCGACGCTGGGCGTCGGCGATCGCCCTCGCGCTGTCGCGAGCCGCCCGGGCGGCCTGCTGCTGGGCGTCGACGACCCGGCGCTGGGCGTCGGCGATCGCGTCGGCCCCGTCCCGGGCGGTGCGCGCGGCCTGCCGCTGCGCGTTCGCGATCTGCTGCTGGGCGTCGCGGATCGCGCGGGCGCTCGCCGCCGCGGCGGCCGCGCCGGACGTCGACGCGGTCGCCGCGGCCTCCTGGTCCGCGGCGTACCCGCGTAGCGCCTCCCCGACGCCGAAGAACGACCCGCCGAGGACGGTGACGATCCCGGCCAGCCCGGACGCCACGGCCGGTATGCCGGCGAGCGCGGCCCCGGCGATCCCGGCGGCCGACCCGACGAGGGCCAACTTCCCGGCGAACGAGGTCGCCGCCGACGCCGCGGCCTGGAACCGGGCGACGAGCTGCTGCCCGTAGGAGGTGACCTGGAGGAACGCCCCGCCGGCCTGTGCCGACGCCGACACGATCCGCGTCGCCGACCCGCTCCACACCGCGGTGGCGAGCCCCCATGCCGCCTGGACGCCGGTCGAGGCGTTGCGAGCGGCGGTGACGGTGCCCTGGATGCCACCGTTCATGCGGATCGCCGCGGCGGTCCACGCTGCCGCAGTCCGCGCGGCGGACCGCTCCGCGCTGACGCTGGCCTGCTCGGTCGCGGTCTCGATCTGCTGGCCTGCGGCCTGGGTGACCGCGGCCGACTGCCGCATCTGCGCGTCATAGTCGGCGTTGTCGCCGACCAGGCGACCCCGGACTGTGAAGTCGTCACCAACGGACACGTGCTGCCCTCCTCGGCCTGGCTGGAGCGGGGGAGGGGCTGGTGCGTGTGGTGCTGGTCAGCGCCAGGCGGCGCGGAAGATCGCCGCGACCTGGGGGACGGCCACCGCTACGCCGGGGGCGACGTAGGGGCGCGGTGGCAGGGTGGTGCGCCCGAGCCGGCCGGTCTGCCCGCCGAACTCGTGGATGCGGCCGTAGACCGCCGTCGGGCCGAACGAGGCCTCCCACCCGGCCAGGCCGAGGGGCCGGGGCCGGGTGGACCCCACGGAGCGCCGGAGGTTTCCGCTGATCAGCGACGGCGGCTGCCCGGGGTTGGACGGGGTCGGGGTGCCCCGGACGTGCGAGGAGCGCGACAGCTGGAGCTTGATCTGCCGCTCGATCACCAGGGCCCCGTCGGCGGTGGCCCGCCGGGTCGCCTCGCTGCGTCGTTCGGCCATCGCGAGCAGGTGCCCGGCCGCCTCGGACGGGTTGTCGAAGTGCGGCATGGTGGCGCCGACCTTCCCGGCCGGGTCAGTGGGCGCGGCGGAGCGCGGCCTGCTGCTCGGCCTCCTCGACCTCGTCAAGCACCTGGGTGACGAGGGGAATGCGAATGCGATCCCGCAGCGGGAGGGACGCGACCTGGTCCGGGGTGAGCCTGTAGCGCCTCAGCCACCAGATCACGTCCAGCGTCTCCTCCCACAGCGTCGGCTCACCGGGCAGCGGCGGGCCTACTTCCTCACCCCTCAGGCGTGCCCGGATGCGCCGTCGGGCCCGGTAGGGGAGGTGGGGTCCTCGTGGTCGGCCGGGTCGACCTTGCGCGGGGTCAGCAGGTCCATGACCGGCTGCAGCTTGGCGACGACGACGTCCTCGTCGCGGATGGTGAGCTCGTCGAAGCTGGACCCTTCCCCGGTCTCGGGGTCGGCGGTCTGCAGCGACGGGATGCGCGCCTCCGGGGCGTAGGGCAGCGACCAGGCGACGATCATCACCTCGGCGACGGCGCGCTGCATCCGCGCGATCGTGCCCATGTCGAACGCCTCGGCCGCCATCGGCAGCACCGCCATGACGTGGCTGCGGTGCCGGGATCGGAGGTCGTCGGTGTGGCGCAGCTGCACCCACCCGCCGGACGGGAGCGCGACACGCTCCCCGACGAGGGGACGCGCGATGACGGGGTCCGGGACGGCCGGGTAGTGGGTGGCGCCCAGCGGGTAGGGCGCGAGCACGGGCACGCTCGGGTCCGCCGGTGCCTGGCCCTGGTGCGGGTCGGCCTGGGCGGCGGCCTGCGGGGTGTAGGGCATGGCCGCACCGGGCACCACCCCGGACGCCGGGGTCGAGACGACGGCCGGGCCGAGGTAGTCGACCGGGGCCGTCATGTGCGCGGCGTGCGGGGTGGTGCTCGGGGGGAGAGGGGTGGTGTTCATCAGTACGTCGTCACTCCGTTGGCGAGGGTGATCTTGCAGGGGGACATGCCGCCGGACGTGCCGGCGTTGGCGGCGGTGGCGATCGCCTCGAACTCGACCTCGTACTCGGCGGCCTCGTTCCCGCCCGAGTACTTCGACGCCGTGTAGTTGCCCTTCGCGATATCGACTTTGACCGAGATCAGGCCGGCGCCCGACCCCCCGTTGTCGATCACGAACTGCAGGGCGGGCTGCGCGTGGTTGAGGTAGTCGAGGAACGGCTTCTCGTCGGCCGCGACGAACATCAGCTTCCCGGTGACCTCGACGGTCCCGCGGCTGATCGTGAAGGGGTCCTGCGTGCCGGCGAGGGTGTAGTACGGCTTCAACGCCCGCTTGATCGACACCTCGGTCTCCATCACGTTCTTGGCGAGCGTGGTGGATGCGGCCGGGCCGCCGATGCCGACCTGCGCCCGCCAGGACGCGATCGGCGGGACCGTCGACGGGGTCGACGTCGGGGCGACGCCGGGGATCTTCGTCCCGAACGCGGTTCCCTTGCCGTCGAGGGTGAAGTGCTCGCTCTCGGCCGACCACTTCATCGTCAGGTCCGACAGGCACGACCCCGGGACCTGACGCGCCCCCACCGAGGCGACCGGGCCCTGGTAGTGCGTGAACGTGTGGGACGGCGGCTGCGCGCTGCCCGAGTTGAGCAGCGAGAACACGTGCTCGAACGACGGGGCGGCACCGGTCGTGGTGAGGTCGCCCAGGATGTTGAGCAGCAGGTGACCGAGGGCGTCACCGAACATCGGGCCCTTGATCGTGAACTCGGTCTTCGTCGGGCCCTGCTGGATGCCCGACGTCGCCCCGAGGTGACCCCGCATCGCGGTGTCCTTGATCTGCTCGAACGACTGCTCCGGGACGAACTCGTCGACGGGCATGGTGAACGTGGGCGCCACGGGCACGCCGTGGGTCGCCTCCTTCGCCAGCCCGAGGAACTGGCGGGCGGACGCGAACGTGACGGGAGCGGTCATCGGGACTCCTCGGTGCCGGCGCCGCCGGCGGTGTCGGTGGGCGCGGTGTCGGTGGGCGCGGGCTGGGATGCGGGCGACCAGTGCGCGGTGTCGGGCGGGCCCTCGGGCCACTCGACGACCTCGCCCGGGGCGACCTCGCGGCCGAGGGGCATCGGGACGACGGGGTAGGGGCCGCTGAACCGCCACCACCGCGGCGCCGGGGCCGCGGCGGGCTCGACGTCGGGGGTCGGGGTGGGCGGCTGGTCGGTGCGCGCGCGGGCGCGACCGCTGGAGGTGCTGGACATGACGGGTCTCCTCACGCCCACACGTGGTGGTGCGCCTCGAACTGGATCATCAGGTAGCCGCGGGTGACGTTCGCGGCGGTCTCGGCGGGCTCGTTGTCCCAGCGGATGCCGCTGCTCTCGCCCTCGCCGACCTGGAAGCCGGACACGCCCGCGGCGAGCTGGTTCTCGAACCCGCCCGACCCGAGGGTCCGGTCGGCCCGGATGCGCTCCAGGAGCCTCTGGTGCAGCACGAGGAAGGCGTCCTGGGCGTCCTCGGCGTATCGGGCCTTGGAGTGCAGGAACACGTGCAGCGCGACCGAGATCGAGACCAGCTTCATCCCGTTCGTCGCGCCGGCGACCGCGACACGGCGCTCGACGCCGGCGTCGAGGTGCACGAGCATCGCCGTGCCGTGCTCCTCGGTGTCCATCCCGCCGTGCAGGTCGCGGGAGCTGGCCCGCTTCCCCCGGGCCCGCTTCACGATCCCGAGGCCGGGGACCTGCGGGTCGAGGTAGGCGCGCGCCTCGGGGTCGTAGTCGCCGCCGAAGTAGCGGCAGATCGCGTCGTGGATGACGGGCAGCGACACGGGCGGCTCTCCTCGAGGGTCAGCGACGAGACATGAACGGGGCGAGCGCCGCCTCCGCGCGGCCGCGGAACCCGGGGGTCCTGGCCTTCCCGGAGTCGCCGCGCCGGCGAGCGCTCAGGCCGGGCGCGTCGCCGGGGTAGTCGTCTTCCTCGACCAGCTCGGCGGCGGCCATCCACCGGCAGGCGTTGACCAGCGCGAGCGGAACCGGGCTGTACCCGCCGCTGTAGGTGACCGAGACCCGGGACCCGACCGGGAGCCAGGTCCCGATGCGGAACCACAGCTCCCCGGTGTCGGGGGCGATCCCGCCGCCGAGGAGGTCGTGGGCGGGCACGACCTGGCCGGTGCCTCCGGACCGGAGGATCCGCACGGTGACGTCGCTGTAGCTCCACATCTCGGGGAACAGGGGCGCGTACTGGTCCACCCAGACCCGCCGGACCTGCCCGGCCGTGCCGGCGAGCGCGCGGCTGTAGGACATGCCGAGGGCGACCAGCGGGTCACCGGTGACGTCGCCGAGGTCCGAGGCGTCAGCGCCGTGCGCCTGCTGGGTCTCGGTCACCGCGGTGAACGGGGCGAGCCGGCGACCGGTGAACGCCTCGCACTCGCGCGTCGCCCGCATCATCACCTCGGCGAGCTCGGTCTCGTCCAGGCCGCCGATGAGGGAGCGCAGCGTCGACCGGTCCATGTCGGCGGTGGTGGCGAGCGGGACCGGCTGATCCCGGGGGTGGTCGACGCTCACGGGTCAGGACCCGGTACGGCCCCGCGACGCGCGGGCGGGCCGGGTGGCCTTGGCCGGCGGGGCGGGCTCGGTGACCAGGGCGACCGGGGCGCTCTCGTCGGGCTCGGTGACGGGGGCCTCGTCACCGTCGGGGTCCTCGTCGGCGACGGGGTCCTCGTCGACGACGTCGTCCGCTGCGACGGAGAACCCACCGTCGACGATCGCCAGCAGCGCGATGCCCTGCTCGACGTCGACCTCGACGACGGCACCGTCGCGGTCCCAGCGGTTGCCGAACGAGTCGGCTCCGGCCTTCTCCTTGCGGATCTTCATGCGCATGGCGTCCTCCTGGTAGCGAGCGAGCGAGCGAGCGGGGGCACGGCGGGGCGCCCTACCGGATCGCTCCGGTAGGGCGCCCCGCCGTGGGGTCAGGCCGACACTCAGGCCTGCAGCGACACCGCGTTCCCGGTCATGGCGCCGATGAACTTCGGCCCGCGGAGCGCGAGCGTGCAGTCCGACATGACGCCGTAGGGCTGGCTGTCCGGGGTGGTGACGGTCGCGGCCAGGTCCAGCGGGACCAGCTCGCGCACGTAGGGACGGAGCAGGTTCTCCGGGTCACGCGACACCAGGAAGATCGGCTCCGTGCCCAGCGCGGACGGCTTCTTCGAGGCGTTCGTCCCGGCGTAGGCCACCGGGTCCTGCACCGGCGCGGTCCCGCCGTTGCGCGGCAGCAGCGCCGTGCCGGTGTCGATGATCGACGTCGTCAGGATCGGGGTGATGCCGTCCGAGGCGAGCCGGACGACGGCGTCGACGATCCCGAGCAGGGTCGCCGTGCCGGCGCCACCGGTGGAGCGGTACACCTTGAACAGCAGCGGCGTGCCCTCGTCCACGCCCACCACGTTGGGCAGCGCGAGCGTGACCGTGGACGTCGCGCCCGTGGTGGCCTGGGTGACCTCGGCGGAGGCGACCGACTCCCCGGAGCGGGCGATGATCGCCGACACCTGGTAGCGGTAGGTCGCCGCCGGGAGGGTGCCGCCCGTGGTCGCCGTCGAGGTCGTGACCGCACCGACGTTGTTGCCGCGGTTCGCCAGGAACGAGGACTTCACCAGCGGCACGTCGCGGTAGCTCATCACGTTGACGCCGCCGGCGATCTCGACCCGGTCGAACCGCTGCTTGTCCGAGAGCAGCTGCGCGATCCGCGACTGCGCGGTCGGGGACATGACGAGCATCCAGGAGGCATCCTGGACCGGCTCCGAGACGTTGGTCTCGACCATGTCGAGCAGCATGTCCAGCGACCCGAGCGACAGCGTCGCACCCGCGCGGTCGATCGCGTTCTGGTTGCTGCCGCTGTAGGTCGACAGCAGGTTGTCGAACCCGTCGAACTGCGGGTAGGGGCCGAACTCGGTCGACGCGGCGTTGCCCCAGAGGACCTGGGTCTCCAGGTCCCAGTAGAGGCCGCGGATCGCGCCCTCGATCTCCCGACCGCGCAGCGAACCGACCTGCGCGGCGGTGACCTCCTCGGCGTAGCCGGTGACGTCACCGATGGTCTGCAGGTGCTTCATCTGGAAGAAGCGCTGCACGTAGGTGCTCTGCGACAGGGGCCGAGCGCCGCCGTCGCGGACGTTGCCGCCGGCCGGGACGCGGTCGCGCCGGTTGAAGTAGAAGACGTCGCTGCTGTGCTTGCGCGAGGTGATCGAGCGGACCAGCAGGGAGAACCGGCGCTGGTACTCCAGGATCATCGGGTCGATGATCTTCTGAACGAGCGGTGCGGCGCCGACGGCGTCGAGGGCCTCGCGGGTGTGCGTGGTCATCAGGGGGTCGTCCTTCCGGGACGGTGTGCACGACAAAGGCCCTGCCCGGTGGGGGTGCGGGCAGGGCCTTCGGGTGGTGAGCGGGTGACCATCGCTGCCGTGCGGCACCAGCCCCGACGGGGCTGGCGGTCTCGGAACGAACCGGCCCGCGACGTCGCGCGCGGGCCGGGAACCTCAGGGGCGTGAGGGTCAGGCGGGGAGGTTGCGGTACGCCGACCGGCTGCCCATGATCGCCTGCTCCGTCGCGGGCGCGAGGAACTTCTCGCGCTCCTCGGCGGTGTAGGTGTGGAGGGGCTTGTCCGGCCACCCGGCGGGGAGGCCGTGGGTGCCGGTCGCGGCGGCGGACTCGGTCGCGGCGGGGGCACCGACGGGCTGACCCGGGTAGCCCTTGCGCTTCACGCCGTTGGTCTCCGCGTCGGCCTGCAGCGCGGCGGTGACGAGGCGCTGCACCCGCTGCTCCTCGGTCTCCTCGGCCGCGGTCGTCGCGACCGCGGCGGGGGCGCCGGCGGCGGCCAGGCGCTCGGCCACGATCCGCTCGACGCGCTGCTCCTCGGTCTCCACCGAGGCGGCGGCGGCCTTGGCCGCGGCGATCTTCTCCGCGACCAGGGACTCGATCCGGGCCTCCTCGGCGGCCTTGGCCTGCGCGGCGGCGACGCGCTCGGCGACGATCCGCTCGATGCGCTGCTCGTCGGTCTCCTGCGTGGCGGGGGTCGCCGGGGTGGTGCTGGTGGTGTCGGCCACGGCCGTCTCCTCCTTGGTGGTGGCGGCCGCCGGATCGGCGGCCGCGCCGGTCGACGTGCCGGCCTCGGCGGGCTCGTCGTCGGGGTCCTCGTCGTCGGGGTCGTCGACGAGGAACGGGGGCTTGCCGCCCTCCATCGGCGCGGGCTCGGCCGCGTCGGGGTCGGCGGTGATCAGCGCGAGCGCGTCGGCCGCGGCGATGGAGGCGACGCGGCAGATGCGGTCCAGGTCGTGCGGGTCGATGCAGTACGACGACACCGACACCGACAGGGACCCGATGTTCAGCGACACGTGGAACCCGCCGTGGTGGTCACGCTCGGCGGGCCACATCTCCACCAGGGACTCGGTGAGCGGCCCGGCCGCGCGGAGGTGGCCCTCGGCGGTCACGGTCACCCCGTGCCGCTCCAGCGCCTTGCGGGTGCGGCCCTTGAACCGCTTCACCTGGGCGGCCGTGTACTGCCGGGCCGTCTCGGTGGTGTGGATCGCGGACCACGCGGCGAGCGCGTCGGCGCGGGTGGACAGCGGGTACAGCCGCGCGCCTCCTTCGAGGTAGCCGTTGTCCGCGTAGATCGTCGCGGCATCGGCGGCCTCCGTGGCGGGTGCCCCCTCGGGTGCCCCCTCGGGTGCCCCCTCGGGGGCCGGGGTCGGAGCGGTCTCGGTCGTCTTCTGCACGCGGGCCTCCGCGGACTCGTAGATCGGGACCCGACCGTCGGCGGACTCTCGCGGGGCCTTCCCGGCGGCGGTGCGGGTGATGGCGTTCACCCGCGCGCCGGTGACGCCGGGGGTCTTGGTGAAGTCGAGCCCGTCGAGCTCCAGGTCGTCGTCGACGGCGGTGTCGCACACGACGCCGTCGATCTCGACCTTGCGGACCCCGCCGCGGAAGTAGCCGCGGATGCTCACGCCCTCCAACCAGGCGTGCCCGGACTCGTCGGGGTCGACCAGCTCCAGCAGGTCACGCGCCGGGCCGGTGTTGGGCAGCACGGCGGTGAACCGTGCGGCGCCCTCCTCGTCGAGCCACATCGAGGTGAGCCGCCCGGCGATCAGCGCGCTGTCGTCCTCGGCGCCGTGGTGGGTCAGCATCGTGAGCGGCGGGCCGCCCTCGGCGATGCGCCGCTGCGCTCGGGCGACGGCGCGAGCGACCATCTCCGGGCTGTAGTAGCGCGCGTTCTTGGACACGCCGGGGCGGAGCGCGACCCCGTCGTCGATCGTGGCGATGGGCTGGCCCACGCCGTCCTCCTTCCAGCACCCGGCCGGAACCCGGCCGGGCTGGCGCTGTACGGGCCGTCACGGGTCCGGGACGGCTGGGGGGCTACCGACGGACCCACACCTCGGCCAACGCCAGGGCGGCCCACAGGGCGGCCCGTAGGCCGTCGAGCCGGCCCGGGCGGCGGTAGTGGGTGCAGTCGGTCACCCGGCGGGCGGGGTCGTCGGTGTGCCCGACGTAGGGGGCCCCGCACGCCGCGCACGACGGGAAGGTGCACACCGGCCCGCTACCCGTCATCGGGCTCGACGTCGTCGACGTCGAGCGGGGGAGGGGCGAGGAACAGGGGCATGAGCGCCGGGTACGCCGGCGGCCTCAGCTGACGATCTTCTGGATGAGCGGCCAGGCGTCGGCGGCCGTCATCGGCCCGGCCGGCGTCGGCTCCGCGGGGTCGGGCTCGGCCGGCGGGTCCGGGGCCGGGTCGGGGTCCACCGCTCACACCCCCTTGCCGGGCTTGCCCTTGTCGTTCGGGGTGCGCCCGTACCGCAGCCGGTACCACGCCGCGGCGATCCGCTTCGCCCGCTCGGGCGGGACGTGCCGCTTGATCAGCCGGTAGAGCTGGGTCCAAGTGGTCCACCGCTTCGCCCCCTTCCCGGTCACCCAGTAGTCGCGGAGCTGGTCCCCGGCCTCGCCGAGCACGTCGCCGTCGTCGCCGGCCTCACCGACCTGCGACCACAGCGCGCCGTGGTCGGCCTCCTCGGGCCACTCGATCACCGGGATGAGCGCGCACCGACAGTTCGGGTGCTGCGGCGGGAACGCCGCCCCGGACTCGAACGGCTCCCCGATCTCGACCGGGCCCTGGTCGCTGTTCGCCTCGCATCGCGGGCACACCCGGACCTGGTCGGTGGGGTCGGCGCCGGCGACCAGCCACTCGTGCCGCTCCACCCCGGACGCGAGGTACCGGTCGACCGTGGCCGCGCTGACCGCCCGGGCGGTCTCGGTGATCGCGGTACGGCGCGCCCACACCCGGTCCGCCTGGAACGCCCGCAGCCGCGCGGCGAGGGTCTCGACGCTGTCCCCGTCGGCGAGGGCCTGCGCGAGGACCCGCGCGAACTCGGCCATGCGCTCGTCGGTGATCCCGGTCAGGGCGACGTCGGAGTCGGCGAGCATCGCGCGCAGCCCGTCACCGAGGCCGGTGTCACCGAGGACCTTCTCCGCGGCCTCGTGGTCCCCGACGTCCCACGACCCGTAGGTGATCTCTGCGTTCCACCACGGGTCGCCGTCGTCGTCATCGGCCGGGGCCGCCCCGCCGTCGGTGGGGGGCTGGACCGGGGGCGCGCCGCCGGCGGACCGCAGCGCATCGCGGGCGGCGATCACCCCGATGAGGAACGCCTCCACGAGCAGCCGCACCAGCACGGCCACGATCACGGCCTGCACCTCGACGGGCAGCATCGAGACGAACCGCACCGCGAGCCTGGTCTGCGCCGCGCTGGGCAGCTTCAACGCGACCGGCGCGGCGGGGGAGGGCACCAGCTCGGCCACCCCGGCACCGGCCAGGGACTCGGCCTCCCCGGTCAGCCAGTCCCGCGCGACCTGCTCGGCGTCGAACGCCTGATCCATCGCGCCGAGGAGCTGGTCGGCGTAGTGGGCGGAGGTCGGCGCGTCGCGCTCCCAACCGGTCCACTCGACGGCCCCGCCCGCGACGGCCTCATGCGTGGACTCGGCGGCCTCGGTGAGCGGGACCTCGGTCCAGTCGCCGGCGAGCACGACGGCGAGCCGGTCGAACCGGAGGTCGGCCTCGGCGACCAGGTCGGCCGGGTCGATCCCCCGCCCGGCGGTGATGTGGGCGACGTAGGGCTCCAGCTGGTCGGGGACCCCGTCGCGGTCGGCGAGGTCGTCCCACACGGCAGCCGCGACCGCGCCGAGGCCGGGGGCGTCCCCGACCAGGTACACGGTGTGCGGCTTGGTGGTCTCGTTGAAGACCGTCCGGCCCAGCACCCGGCCCGTGATCGGGGCCCGCGCGGCGAGCCCGCGCACGAGCGTGACCACGTCGTCGCGCTGCACGCTGTCCCATCCGGTGACGTCGTCGCCGAGGTAGGCCAGGGTGCAGTGCAGCTCGTCGGCGTCCAGGCCACCGTCCACGGCGAGCGCGGCCGCGGTGTCGGCGTCCGGGAGGAGCGCGATCATCCCGCCGGTGTGGCCGCCGGCGCGTTCGGCGACCGACTCCTCCGGGTCGTCCTCGTCGCCGTCCTCGTCGTCACCGCCGCCGAACAGCGCGGCGTGGATGCCGGCGAGATCACCGGCATCCATCCCCGAGTCGGCCACGGTGAACCCCGCGTCGTCGGGCCGGTTGAGGAAGGTGCTGCCCTCGCGGGCGTCCTGGGACCTCACGCGGCCACCTCCCCACCTGCCGGGCGTGGCGCCGACCGCGTCGACGCCGCGCTGCTCGGGACCACCACCGCGGACACGATCCACGATCCAGCCCGGTGCTTCTTCACGTCGGTGACGAGGAGCTTCTGCCCCCGCGGGAGGATGATCTCGCCCTCGTTCGGGTAGTGCGACACCCGCCGCGCGTAGATCGACGGGGTCCCCTTCGGCACGGCGATATCCATGAACACCTCGGTCGCCGCGAGGTCCTCGTCGTCGCCGAACCGGGACTCCCCGAGCGTGGTGGACATGTAGCCGCGATCGGACAGCACCTTGCCCGCGAGCGACCCCGGCGAGCGCGCCACCCCGGGGGGGAACCCGTCGAGGTTGAGCGTGCGGACCACCCGCAGATCGTGCGAGGCAGGCGTCATCAGAGCGTCGATGTTGCGCACGTCCTCACCGATGATCTCGTTGTCCACGACACCCTTGCGGAGCTGCTCGTTGATCGTCGAGTAGCCGTTCGCCGTGTAGTGGTACAGGCTCTCGATCTGCTCCTCGGTCCCCTTGGGCTTGGGCTGCTTGTCCAGCCAGGCGTTGGTCTGCTCGAAGTTGTCCAGCTTCACGGGCGCGAACTTCTTCGCCGCCGCGGTGACCCGCTCGCGCTCGACGTCGGTGACCGGCTGCGCCTTGACCGGCGCCGACTGCAGCCGACGGACCCGCTTCCACTCGGCGTTGCGGGCCTTCCTCGCCGCACGGCGGGCTCGGCGCTGGTCCTTCCGGTCCGCGCGGGCTTGCCGGCGTCGAGCGCGGGCGGCCTGCCGGTCGGCCTTGGTGATGGTCGACCCGATCGGCTTGCCGTACTTCTTCGCCCCGGCCGCGGTGCGGACCTTCGCCTCGAGGACGGACTCCGACAGCTCGTCGTCGTCGAGGTCGTCGCGCTCCTCGTCGGCGAGGTCGTCCTCGTCCCAGCCGAGGCCGTCGTCGTCGGGGTCCTCGTCGAGGTCGGTCTCGTCGTCCCATCCGTCGACGTCGCCGTCCGGGGCGGGGTCCTCCTCGGGCGCCCGCACCAGCATGATCGGCTCGTCCGGATCGGCCCGGTCGGCGACCTCCCAGCCGGACCCGGCGACCTGCTTCGCCAGGCTCGCCAGGGTGGCCGAGTCGATATCGCGCACCCGCATGACCGAGCCCTGGGCGACCAGCACGAGGGCCTGGTCCCCGCCCTCCACGGGGGGCTTCCCGATCTCGGCGCGCCACTCGTTGAGCGTGTAGGCGCCGTTCTTGAACCGCAGCTCCCGAATCTCCTCGATCTTCTTCGAGTCGCGGGTGTCCACCTCGGTGAACTGCAGCTTCCACCCGGACACGCCGAACCCGCGCACGGCGAGCCGGTAGAAGAACGCTTCCAGCACCAGCGCGGAGATCGGGTCACAGGTCTGCACGTCGAAGGTCTTGTCTTGGCCCTCGTCGGTTCCCCCGCCGAGGTTCCCGGACTCGATGACGCCGGCCTTGGCCGGGGGCACCCCGTAGGTCGCGAGGATCTCGTCGCGGGCCTTGTCCAGCTCGGAGTGCGCGGACTCGATCCGTCGCGCCCCGAGCTCGTGGACCTGCCCGCCGCCCTTGGTGATGACCGGGTAGCCGGCGCTGCCCGGCCCGACGTTGCGGGCCATGTGCTGGGCGACCCAGCGGCGCACGTCGGCCCCGCTCATCTCCGCGGGCAGGTCGACGTGCAGGGTCAGCGGGTCGCCCTTGCGGTAGGTCTGCATGAGCGTCGCCGCGGCGAACAACCACCGCTGGATCGGCACGAGCGCGGCCTGCGTCGGGGAGATACCGAGCACCCCGGACCGGGGGGAGTCGAGCGAGATGTGGATGACCTCGTGCGGCTCGAACTCCGCGCGCTGCCCGTACTCGGTGAGCTGCACGTACCCGGTGATCTGGCCGTGGGCGTCAGCGGTCGGGGTGATCGACGGGCAGTCGAGGGAGAACAGCCCGACGGGGACCTGGCCCCGCCACACGACCTCCACGAACGCATCGCCGAACACCAGCAGATCGGTGATCACACCGCGGAGCAGCTGGCGGATGTTCTCCCGGTCGTTGACGAACCGGAACAGCCGCTCGCACGCCACGACCTCGGCGGGCTTCTTCGGGCGCTCCGCGTCGGGGTCGGTCTCCTCGGCGGGGTCCCACACGAACTCCAGCCCGCCGGCGGTGATCCGGCGGGCGATCGCGTTCGTCGACGCCCACGACCACGGGCACGCGAGATAGGCGTCGTACAGCTCGGCCATGAGGGTGCGGCGGTCGCGGTCGGCGGCCTGCACGCTCGGGCTGAACTCGTTGAGCCCGGAGTCGGGGACGGCGTACTCGTAGCCGCGTCGGGTCACCGTGGTGCCCGTGGTGGCCGCGGAGGGTGCGGCCTCCACGACGAACGCGCTCGCCAGCCAGTCGATCAGCCCCACGGGGAGTCCTCCTCGTCGTCGTGCAGCCAGGAGGGAGCGGCGTCGGGGCCGGGCCCGTTCTTGATCGCGAACGGGCCGAACGGCTTGGCGCTGCGCTGGTCCTCGTCGGGGGTGGGGCCGAGGTCGGTCGGGAACTGCGCCCCGCCGCCGAAGGACATGAGCAGGTAGCGGACCGTGTCGTAGGGGTGGTCCTCGGCGTCGGTGTCGACGTCCTCGGGCCGCTTGGGGTCCCGGGGGAGGTCGGCCATCGTCCGGACGAACTCGGGGCAGGTGTCGTCGAGGACGTGGAGCATCGGGCAGGTGTCCCAGCCCTGATCGCGGTGGTAGATGCACGCCGGGGCCTCGGCCAGGTAGGTGTGCATCCGGGCCTTGCCTGAGAGCCGGTCGTTCTCGGCTCGCTGCAGCGGCAGACCCTCCATGATCATCTGCTTGGCGGGGGGCAGCGCCGATCCGACCTTGCCCCACATCGCCGGGTCCCCGGCGATCATCCGCACCCCGGTGCCCAGCGCGAGGATCCTGCGGGCCTGCTCCCGCTCCGGGGTCTCCGTCATGGACAGCTCGCGGTAGAGCCACACCCGGCCGTCGCCGTCACGGGCGCCCGCGATGAACACCGACGGCGCCGACCACCCGTAGTCCATGCCGCCGCGGCGGTCCCAGCTCTCGGGCAGGGTGAACGCCGGCACGACGGCCCGGGCGGGACGCCAGTCGGGGAACGCCTGGTTCGCGAACACGTCCCAATCCCCGTCCATGATCATGCGACGGAGCTCGGGGTCCGGGTTACCGGCCAGCCGTTCCGCGTAGTCGCCGACGTACGGGTTGTCCGACACCTTCGCCGGGATGAACAGCCGCCGACGCCCGGAGGCGTCGACCAGCTCGGCCCGGCCCTTCTCGGTGGCCGTGACGTAGTCGGCCTTCACCCGGCCGTGCCCGACCCCGCCCGGGTTCGACGCCGACCGGATGCCCAGGCACGGCACGCCCCGCACGCCGGAGCGGACGCGGGTGTAGAGGAAGTCCACGACGGCCGGCGGGATCGTGGTGCGCTCGTCGAGGATCAGGAGGTTGATCTCGGCCGACTGGAGCGCGGACGCCTCCTGCAGGTTCTTCGCGTGCGCGAAGGTCAGGACCGCCCCACCGGGGAAGGTCAGTTCGTACTTCGACCCGTTCCACTTCGCGCCCAGCTTGCGGAAGTAGCCATACCGGGCCAGCGCGCGGAGCACGGACTGGTTGAGCTCGGGGAAGCTGCGGCGGAACCAGAACACCTGGATGCCCGGGTACCGGGTGCAGGTGCGCGCGGCGAGCGCCAGCAGCGCAGCGCTTTTCCCCCGCCACCGGCCCCGCCGTAGAGCACGTCCATGTCCTCGTCGGGCAGGGCGAGGAACCGGGCCTGCGGGCCCGGGTTCGGCACGAACCCGATCTTGGCGAAGGCGTCGACGGGGCGCGGGGCGGCGGCGTCGGCCAGGAGCCCCGCGAACGTGGGGCGCCTACCCCTCGTCCTCTGCGGCTTCCTCGGCCTCGCGGAGTGCGTCGGCGAAATGGGACAGCACCTCCCGCTGCATCGTGTCCGGGACGCCGGCGCGGTCCATCGCGGTGACCAGACCGCGGTGTGTGAGGGCGACCTGCTCCTCCAGCAGCTCGACCATGCGCGCGTCGTTGACGTCGGTGGCGTCGAGCCCTTCGAGCTTGGACCGGCGCTCACCGAGGCGGAGCCGCGCGTTGACCGCGGCGACGTCGGGCTCGCGCCACATCACCCCCCGACAGCCCTCCTCGGGGCAGCGCACGGCGCGTGCCGGGCGGGTCGACGGGGTGATCGCCACTTCCATGTCGTCGAGTCGGGCGATCTCCAGCGCGCGCAGCTCTTCGACCCGGCCGCGGGTGTCGCGCGCCAGTTGCATGAGGTGGCCGTTCACCGCGTCGAACGCGCGCTTGCGCCCGTCCTTGCCCGGGTAGAGCTGCCGCTTGTCGGTCGCGGAGATCGGCTGCGTCGCGATCTGCTCGTACGACATGCCGGCCTTGCGCAGCTCGACAGCACGGAGGGCGCGCTCAGCCGCGGTGACGCGCCGCGGCGAGGTCTTGCTCTCGCCGCGGCCGCTCACCAGACCGGCCCGCCCTTGAACCCGGCGACCGAGCGCGTGTGCTCGGCGAGCACGGCGTCCCGGTCGACGGCGATCGCGCCGCGGCCCGCGCACCGCCCGCTGACCCGGTCGGGGGACCAGGCCCCCGCCCATGCGTGGGTGGTGGTGACCGTGGCGGGCTGCCCGACCCCGCGCAGCGCCATGCAGCCGTGCGCGGCGGTGATGATGCACGCGGCGCCGTCCGGGTCCAGCCGCTCGGCGACGGCGTCGGCGACCTGCCGGCCCAGCTGCTCCTGCACCTGCAGACGCCGCGCGTAGCCCTCGACGACCCGGGCGAACTTCGACAGGCCCACGACCTCGGCCCCGGGACGGGGCCGGTAGGCGACGGTCGCGGTGCCGACGACGGGGAGGAGGTGGTGCGCGCACGTGGACACCACGCGGATGCCCGAGACCATGACGAGCCCGGCGTCGGCCGGGGCCGGGAACGTCCGGCCGAGGTGGTCGGCCGGGTCCTCCTGGTAGCCGGCGAGCTGCTCGGCCCAGGCCCGGGCGACCCGGCCCGGGGTGTCGGCGGTGTGGGCGCCCTCTTCGACCCCGAGGGCCAGCAGGAGCGCCGAGACGGCCGCGGCGGCCTTGTCGACGTCGAGCACGGTCACCGCCCCCTCTCGTCGCCCCAGGCGGCCACGTGGAGCCGGTGGGACAGGTTGACGCCGTGCTCGACCGCGGCGTCGGCGAGCTCGGCGAAGCGCTCGGCGACGACGGCCGGGGTGGTGCCCTCGGGCATCACCCACACCCACCGGCGGGGGACGTGCAGCTCCTCGGCGAGGGCGACCGCAGCGGGTACGTCGGCCGGACCGGAGCACACGACCTTCACCACGACGTGCGCCAGCCCGGCGAGCCGGACCACGCCCCACGCGCACGACACCGCGGGGTCCTGGTGGCCGCGGTGCTCCCCGGCGTTGGGCAGCTTCGGGGACACCACGAACAGCTGCACGAGGTTGAGCATCGGGTCGCGCGGGGCGACGGTGCCGTTGGTCTCGACGTGCACCCGCAGCCCGGCCGCGCGGAGCCCGACGAGGAACGCCTCCATCGCCGGGCCCTGCTGCAGCAGCGGCTCGCCGCCGGTGAGGACGACGAGGTCGGCCCGGTCACCGGCGCGGTCCACGACCTCGGCGACCAGGCCGTCGACGTCGCGGGTCCCGATCTCCTCGGCCAGGGTGAAGCGCGAGGCGTCCCAGGTGTAGGCCGAATCGCACCACGAGCACGACAGGTTGCACCCGCCGAGACGGACGAACACCGCGGGCATCCCGGCGGCCGGGCCCTCGCCCTGCAGCGTCGGCCCGAACACCTCCGACACGCGGAGCTGGTGGGTCGTCACGGCGTGCCCTCCCATCGGTAGGTGGCGGCGTTGACGTGGGTCTCCTGCACGACCACCGACCCGCCGGTCGTCTCCGCGCCGAACACCTCGAGGGCCCACCGGCCGACCCAGGCGGCGATGTTCTCCGTCGACGGGTCGCCCGGGCACACCCGCAGCCCGGGCAGGCGACCCGGCCCGAACGCCAGGTCGGCGAGCGGGTCGGAGGCGTTGAGCAGGAGCCGGTGGTCGAACTCGGTGTCGAGGTAGCCGCGGAACGCCCGCTTCACCCCGCCGAAGTCGAGCCCGGCCAGCAGGCCCCGGTCGTCGACGACGCCGGTCAGCTCCAGCTCCACCCACATGCTGTGCCCGTGGATGGCCTCGCACTTCCCCGGCAGCAGCGACAGCCGGTGAGCGACCTCGATGTTGTGCCGGACCAGCAGGGACGCGCTCACACCACGCCCGTCGGGGTCGCGTAGGCGGTGGCGTCGTCGACGCCGGCGTCGGTGAAGGCTTCGATCCGCTCGACGCACGTTCCGCACCGGCCGCAGTGCACGTCCCCGCCCTCGTAGCAGGACCAGGTGCGCTCCACCGGCAGGCCGAGCTTCCCGGCCTCGCGGGCGATCTCGGTCTTGTCGATGTGCACGAACGGCGCGTCGAGGCGCACCGCCTCGCCGGTCCCGAGGGCGACGGCGATATCCAGCGCGGTGATGAACTCGGGCCGACAGTCCGGATAGACGGGGTGGTCCCCGGCGTGCACCGCGGTGACGACGTGCGTGCAGCCCTTCGACACCGCGACCCCGGCCGCCGCGCACAGCAGCGTGGCGTTCCTGTTCGGCACGATCGTGGCCTTCATCGCCGGCGCCGCGTAGTGGCCGTGGGGGACGGGCACGTTCGGGTCGGTCAGGGCCGACCCGGTGAGGAGCTGGCCCCACCCGGTCATGTCCAGGACGCCGTGCTCGACGCCGTAGAACGCGGCGATCTCCGCGGCCGCGGCCAGCTCGCGGCGGTGCCGCTGCCCGTAGTCGACCGACAGCGCGAACACCGCGATGCCGCGGGCGTGGGAGCGGGCGAGCGCGGTGGAGGAGTCCAGGCCGCCGGAGAGGAGGACGAGGTCACGACGCATGGGGCTGTGCCTTCCGTGGGTAGCAGGTGTGGGCGCCGCGGTAGCGACGCCAGATCGGGGGGACCGGCCCGCCGGGGGAGTGGAGGATCCGGTCGAGGTCGGCGATCGCGTAGGCATCGGGCTCGCCGGCGCCGAGGGAGGAGTAGAGGTGCGTGCCGGGCAGCCCGTCGGGACCGCTGCCTGGTTCGGTCACCGGCCGGGTTCGGCGCAGGTGTTCGTCGGCCGTCGCGTAGGCGAGCGACATGGCCTGCATGAGCGCCTGCCGCCCGCGGAGCTTGGGCATCCGGTTGTCGGTGGCGATCTGCGCCAGGTCGATGCCGTGGTCGCGGATGATCCGGTGATCGCGGCGGAGACGGGCGACGTCGCTCACGCCGGTGTTCTGCACGGTCCGGCCGTCGAAGTAAACGATCTTGCCGAACTTGAACGCGCCGCTGACCGTGGAAGCGTCCGCGCTGTAGGGCAGCGCAGCCCGGAGCGAGGTCATCGACCCGACCCCGAGGGCGTGGACCCCGCCGCCGAGGTCGGCCGCGCGCCGCTGCAGCGCCCGGACCCGCCGCACCTGCAGCGCCCGGGCCATCCCGACCAGGCCGCCGGCGGCGACGTAGGAGCTGTCCCGCACCATCGCCTCGAACTCGGCGACGGTGTCGCCGGGGGTGAACACGGGCATGACCGGGAGTCCGCGCGCGTGCAGCGCGCGGGTGTTGCGCCGGGTGCCGGCCGGGTCCCCGATGACGTCGAGGGTGATCGCGTGGTCCCAGCAGCCGCGCCACCGCTCCAGGAACGCGGCGTAGTCGGCGAGCTCGATCCGGCGCCCCTTGGTGTGGGCGGTGAACGCCCCGCTGTCGATGAGGAGCCGACCGCACACCAGGGAGGTCCGGACCCGGCGTAGGTCGGTGTCGGCGTGGAAGGCGTAGGACAGCAGCAGGTTGACCGCCATCAGCTCACCCGCCGATCCGGGGTGATCGCCGCTGCTTCCCGGGACACCCGGATCAGCACGTCGAGGTCGTTCTTCCCGCCCGCGGCGAGGTAGAGCTTCAACCCGTCCCCGGTGACCGCGCTCCCGGTCGGCGGGGGCACGGCCGGGCGACGGCGCTGCAGCCACGTCTCGTAGCGGCGCATCGAGACGATCGAGGCCCGCACCATCCAGTCGCGGTCCTGCCGGGCGACGGGCCCGACCTCGCGCACGATCCCGAACCCGGGCGTCACCGCGCGGCGCGGGTTCCCACCGTAGGAGCGGATCAGCCGGGCGTGCGGTGCGGCCTTCGGGGTGCCGCACCGGAAGTTCACCAGGCGTCGGCCGTCGAACAGCGAGATCGTCCCGGTGCGTGACGCGGAGGTCCAGTAGGAGGAGTCCACGCTGTACCAGGGCGCGGACTCCGCGTACGGGGGCCGGGTCAGCCCGAGCCCGTGGAGCCGGGTCCCGTGCTCCCGGGCGATCTGGTGGGCCCGCACGATCCACCGCAGCATCGCCGTCGCGCGTTCCTTCTTCGCGACGGCGACCGCGCCCCCGAGCATCACGTACGGGTGCGCGGCGCACAGCTGCTCCAGCACCCGCCAGGGGCTCGACACGTGGAACACCGGCAGGATCGGCACCGCCCCGTCGACAGCGGACATGAGGCGCTCGGTGTTGCGCGCCGTCCCGACGGGGTCGCCGATCACGTCGAGCGTCGCCGCGGCGTTGATCACGGTGCGGTGCTCGCGCAGCCATGCCGCGTAGTCGGCGACGGTGACCTCGGCCCCGGAGTTGTGCGCGGAGAACGCCCCCGAGTCGGCGAGGAAGTCCACGTCCCGGTGCGGGCTGAGGTCCGCGGTCAGGTTCCGCCGCCGGAAGAAGTGGAACGACCCGAGGATGTGGACGCGGCCGGTCACGGCTCGTCGTCGCTGGCCGGCAGGTCGGCCGGGTCGACCCCGAGCAGCGCGGCGAACGCGGCGACCTCGTCCCCGGTGTGGGTGTCGAGGTGGGCCTTCCACGACTCGTGCAGGATCGGGGGCAGCAGCAGCCGCAGCGCGGGCCACAGGTCCTTGTCGCCCCCGCCGTTGCCGAGCTGGTCGGCGAGGTCGTCGAGGTCGTCGGGCTCGTCGTCGTCGGCGCCGTGGTCGATGTAGAGCGCGGACATGGCCTCGTAGTCGCCGAGGGTGTACCCGGTGAGCTCCAGCAGGTGCGCGTCGGCGAGGTCGGCCAGGACGTCGGTCATCAGGACCTCGTCGACGCCACCGGCCGCCGAGAGCTGGTTCGACCCGACGAGGTACGCCTCGGCGTCGAGGTCCGAGCGGGACGCCCACCCGGCGGTGACGGGCATCAGCCACATGCCGTCCGCGGGGTCGACGTCGATCCCGTCGGGCGGGGACTCCCCGGCCTCGTGCATCGCGCGCAGCTGCTCGTAGCGGCCGTGGCCGGCGACGAGACGCCCGGTGCGTTCGTCGCGGAGCGGGAGCTCGGCGAAGCCGTGGTGGCTGATCGCGCGGGCGATGCCCTCGTCGTCGTGGAGCTTCGGGTTCCGAGGCGCCAGCAGGACCTTGTCCAGCCGGACGTACTCGGTGCGACGCCTACCGGGCGTCGGGTGCGTGGTCGGCTCCACGGGGCTACCTCTCCTGTCGTGCGGCGCGCAGCCCCTCCGGCACGGTGCCGGCGGCGCGCTGCGCCCGGTGCATGGCCCGCGTGGTCGCTTCCCACGCGGCGTCCCCCATCCGGTCGGGGTCGGCGTGGAGCGACAGCTCCAGCACGACCCGGACGGTGCCCGCGACGACGTCGTGCTCGGCCGTGATCTTCACGGCGCGACGTCCGGGGGGGCGGGTGCGGTCGCCGTCGGGGTGGACCCCGGCGGCGTGGTCGGTGCCGGCGCGACCGGGCCGGGCCGGTAGAGCACCACGGCCAGGAGCGCGACCGCGACGAGGGCGAGGACCGTGGCGAGCACGGCCCGCCACCGCGACGGCTCAGCGGGTGGCGTGGCGGGAGGCACGGCCGGGCTCCTTCCGCTCGCCGACGGGCCGGACCGGTGGGGGAGCGGGCCGTGTCGTCCCGGGCATGGTCAGCACCCACAGCCACACCGGCACGCCGCCGATGAACCCCACGAGCATCGAGCCGAGCACCAGCACGAGCACCTGGTGCGGGAGGAACGCGAGCACGGCGCTACGCCGCGGTGACGGCCACGACCGGGCCGTGGTCGACCAGGGCGGGCGCGGACAGCCCGGCCGTCGCGGCGAGCAGCGCGAGCACGGCGAGCACGGCGGGCAGGGCACGACGGTGTCGGGGCACCGTTCCTCCTCGGGGGTGGTTCGTCCGATCGGCGGTAACGGTGAGCCGGTCAGGGGCCGATGTGTCGGGCATGAGCGCTCAGCACGGCGGGCCCGGGTACTACCCCGCCCCGCCCCGTCGTCGTCGTGTGTGGCCGTGGGTGTTGCTCGCCGTCGCGCTGGTCCCGCTCCTCGGGTTCGCCGCGTGCACCGCGCTGGTCGGTGGGGCGATCTCCGCGGTGGACCAGGCCCGGCAGGGCGGCACGGTGACGATCGGGGAGACGTTCACCTACGACTCCGGGTTGGCGATCACCACGGCCGCGCCGACCCCGTACGACGCGGGGAACGAGTTCATCGTCGCCCCCGGAGAACAGGCCTACGAGGTGCTCGTGACGGTGACGAACGGGACCCCGAACCCGGTCGGCGCGACGCTGATCACGACGAACGCCACGGTCAACAACATGCCGGCCGCGCAGGTGTTCGACGGGGCGGTCTTCCCGACCCAGGACATAGCGCCGGGTCAGGCGCTGACGATCCCGTTCCGCTTCAAGGTCCCCGCCGGCACCACGGGGCCGCTGCAGATCGCGGTGACGGGCGCGTTCAACGAGCCGGTGTTCTTCACCGGCCAGCTGTAGCGAGCCGGGCCAGGAGGGCGACGGCATCGTCCCCGACGGCCAGCGGCGCGGGCGCCTCGTAGGGGCGCCCGCCCGGGCCGGGCCGGTCGGGGTGCCCAGCGGGTAGGGACCACCGGGCGTGTTCGCGCTCCCAGCGGGCCAGCACGGCGCGGTCCCGGTCCAGCAGCGGCCGGGCCCCGAGGAGCGGCAGCAGGCCGGCGTGGGCGGCGCACGCGAACATCAGCCACACCTCGAGAGGGCGGCCGGGTCGACGGACGCGGACCGCCCCGACCCGTTCGACCGGGGCCGGGCAGGATCGCGGCTTGCCCTGGTTCCCGTCGGGTGGCAGCGCGGCGCAGCCTGGCGCTCCGAGGACCCGCGGGATCACGGCCTGGGAGCGTAGCTACCGCGGGCGGATCACCCGCAGGAGCCGCCGCCGTCGAACCCGCCACCCCCGCCGCTGTAGCTCACGCCGCTGTCCCCGGACGATGGGGCGGGGGAACAGGCGGGGGCCGAGTGGCCGCCGGTGTTCCACGTGCTCACGACGGGGGTCGTGTAGTCGACCGGGATCGACGCGACCCGGGCGGCGTGCCGGGGCCCGCTGGTCCGGGTCGACGTGACGGACGGCCGGGGGGAGGGGTGGCGTTCTTGCGCGGCGCGGCGGTGCACCTCGGCGGCGAGGGTCTCGACGTCGACCAGCGGGGAGCGGGGCGGCGCGGGCGGGGCGATCCTGCGGGTGTCCGGCCGCGGGTCGTCGACGACGACCACCCGAGAGGCCACCGGGGCGACCGGTCCCCGGGGGCGGCGCAGCCACACCAGGGCCGCGACCAGCCAGCCCAGCGGGAGCACGATCATCAGCGCGACGGCGAGCGGTTCGGGGATCATCACCACGGGGATACCTCCTACGGGTATGCGGTTACGGTTCCGCAGCTCGGCGCATCTGCGCCCGGCGGGCACTGCTCACCGACCTGATGTAGCCCAGGACCACGGTCGACCCGGGCGCCCAGCGGCCACGCTCGATGATCTGGTCGAGGAGCCACCCGTCGAGGTACATCTGCGTGGCGCCCCCAGCGCGGAGGCTGTGCGCGGAGTACAGCTCGGCCTCAGCCAGCCCGGCCCGGCCCGCCAGGTCCTTGACCAGGTCGTTGACCGCGTCCCCGGTCATCGGGCCCAGGACCCGGCCGCCGATGCCGATGGTGCGCAGCAGCGGCCCGTCCCAGCCCAGGCCGGCGGCGGCGCGGGCCTCCCGGTATGCGGCCAGCGCCAGCGCGATATCCGACCGCGGGTCGTGCAGGTGCTCGGCGACCGGGTCGACGGTGACGGTGACGCCCTCGGACAGCTTGTCCGTCTTCGAGGCCGCGATGAACAGCTCGACGCCCTCGCCCGGGGGCCGGACCGGGCGGACGTCGCGGGCGTGCAGCCCGACGATCTCCGAGCGGCGCAACAGCCCGCCGAACCCGACGGCGAGCAGGAGCCGATCCTGGCGGCCCCGAAGGGTGTCCGGGTCGCACACGTCGATCATGCGGTGCAGGTCGTCCCGCAGCAGCGGCGGTGCCTGGTGAACGCGGACCCCGCGGGCGGCCAGCTCCCGGGCGTGGCCGCGGGCGATGATCCGCGCGAGGTGCGCGGGCGGCTGCTCCGGGTACCCGGACAGCGCGTGGTGCGAGCGCACCGCGGCGATGGCCTGCCGCAGCGACGACACCCCGAGCCCGTTGCCCTTCACGTCGGCGATGTAGGACGCCAGGGTCTCCGCGGTCATCGGCAGCGCGACCCGGCCGCGGTCCTCGCACCACTCCTCGGCGTCCCGGACCCACCGGGCGTAGGCGCGCCGGGTGTTGGCCGGCACCCCGGCCTGGATGGCTTCCTCGGTCGCGGCGTCCACCTCCCGGTCGATCGCCGACCACACCGACTCCGGAGCGGCGGGGGAGTGCGGGACCGGGACGGCCCGGACGTGCTGCACGGGCACGAGCTCGCCGGAGGCGACGTCCGGACGGGCCAGCTGGTCACCGGTCACCGGTCGCCCTCGTCATCCAGCTTGCGCATTGCGCGGAGGGCAGCGAAGGAGCCCACGACGGCGCACGTGAGCAGCACCACGACGAGCACGACCGCGACAGCGCGCTGCAGCTGATCGAAGCCCGCCCAACCAGGGACGATGTGGAAGCGGTAGACGAGCCACATGGTCACCACGGCCACACCGAGCGCGGCGGCTCGGAAGAGGAGCCTGGCTGCGTCGGCGCTCACCGGGGCGGGTCCTGCAGGCCGTCGGGCAGGTAGGCGGCGGCGAGCCGGTCGAGCGCGGAGGCCAGTCGGTCAGGGACGAAGCTGTCCGGCTGGTCGCGCTCGTACACCCACCGCCGGGCGGCGTCACGGGCGAGGTCGTCACGGTGCGCCCGCTCGGCCGCGGGGTCGTCCCGCTCAGGGAAGGCGCGCCGGGCGGCGAGGATCGCGGAGGGGCAGGGGTACCCGTGCGGGTGCGCCGCGCCGCACTCGCACACGTAGAACCCGTCCGAGACGGTCGGCGTGTCTTGGCCCCGTCGGAGCGGGTGCACGTTGGGCGGGAGGCTGGTCCCGGGCATGGTCGTCGTCAGGATCACCGTCGCCGGGTCGATGCGGTCGACCGTGATCCGCCCATCGGCGTGACGCGTGAGCTGCAGGTAGCCGTTCCCGACCAGGCCGCAGTCACGCCGGGCCACGTCCAGCGCGGCGTCCAGCCCGGGCGGCTCCGGGGCGCTCACCGGTGCCCCAGTCGCGCGGCGAGCTGGTGGGCGTCGTCGATGCTCTCGGCGAGGAGGTAGGCGGTGCGCGCGGCCTCGCCACACGCGGACGCCGCCGACACCGCGGTGTGGCGGGCGTCCTCGCCGCGGTCGTCGTAGAGCGTCGGGGAGCCGGCGATGCGCTCGGCCGCGTCGTCGAGCTGCTGGAGCACCTGCGCGAGCCGTGGCCCCACGACGGACAGGTGCGACAGTACGGCGCCCAGGTCGGGGCTGCTCGGGATCGCGCCGCGCGAGCGGGTCGCGTTGGCGAGGTAGCGCAGGAGGTCGCCAACGGTCTCCGCGGCGGCGGCCACGCGCTCCGGGGTGTGCGGGCCGTCGTAGGGGAACGCCGCGGCGACGAGGTCGGCCGGGGCGCTCACCGGGCACCGCCAGCGGCACGACCAAGGGTGTCGTGCATCGCCGCGCTGCGGTCCATCCGGTCCGCGCGCTCGGCGAGCCCGTCCGCTCGGCACCGCCGGGCCGCGGCGCGGTACTGCTCGGCTTCGTGCTCGTGACGGGCGCGCCGCTCGTTCTCGGGCATGGTCTGCTCCCCAGGTTGCCCGGGGTCCGTCTGACCCCGGATACCACCCGAGCGTAGTCCTGATAACTCTTGTTATCACGGAAACACGCCGGGCGGCCCCTCCGCGAGGAGCCCGCCGTTCACCGCGTCCGTCTCAGCGGGCAGTCCTCGATCCGGCAGCCGCGGGCGGCGTCGCGCCGCTCGGTCCGGTTGTCGGCCACGGCCCCGAGCGGGCAGCACAGCCCTCGCGGTGTGGACACCCGCGGAGGGCGCGCCGCGCCGCTCACGTCTCGCGGGTCCACCGGCCGTCGACGAGATCGCACTCGACGGCGCCGATCTCCCGCTCGACCTGGGCGCCACCGGCGGCGGCGGCCAGCTCGACAGGGGTCGGGGCCGGGACGGTCTCGCAGGGGTCGGCGGGCCAGCGGCACCCGGTGAGGGTGAGGGCGGCCGCGACGGCGGCGAGGGCGACAACGACGGGGCGACGCATGAGGGCTCCCTGTTTGTACTGCTCAGGGCCCTGACGTGTCAGGGCCGGTGATAAAACGACGCGCGGAGTCACACCCCGTGACGGTCGCGCTCCCGCTGGATGGCGACGAGGCCGGCGACGAACCCGCACCCGAACGAGACGGACACGAGCGGCGCGTTGAGCCACCACGGCATCACCGCGCCCCAGGCGAACGACACGACGAACCCGACGGCGGCGACCGTGGCGTTGCCCATGCCGACGAGGAGGGGTCTCACGGGGCGCTGCCGGGCGGCGAGACGGCGGGCACCGCGCAGGACGCCGGGTCGCACCAGCGGACCTCCGTCGGGAGGGAGGTGCCGACGATCGCGCCGGCGGCGAACAGCGCGGCCCCGGCGGTGAGCGTGGCGAGCTTGGTCACGGCGTCGACGAGGTCGGCGTGCCAGGCCGGGCGCGGCTCGATGCGGCGGGTCACCGCTGGTCCCGCTCGGCGCGCCAGGCCCGCGCGTTCCGGCCGTACACCAGGCCGTAGGCCAGCGCGCTGCCGATGAACCCCCACTGGCGGGTGGCGATCGCGTAGGCGATCCACAGGGCTTGGGCGGCCAGCCCGACGGCCCAGCCCCACCAGGAGCGACGGCCGGCGAGGTAGAGCCCGAGCACGCCCACGGCAGTGAGCACGACCGACCACCAGACCGGGATCACGTGGGGCCTCCCTTGATCGTGTAGGTGCCCGGCCCGGCCGAAGCCGGGCCGGGCGCGCAGGGTTGCTAGCCCTGCCCGGGCGCCCGCGCGAGCGGCCCGCGGTTCGGCTCCCCAGCCCCAGAGGGGCGCCGACGATCAGGGGGTGACGGCCTCCAGCAGCCGGGCGCGGGTCGCGCTCTCGACGTCGGAGGGGAGCCACCGGGAGCGGTCCGGCGCGGTGCCGAACCCGAACGAGAAGTCCCCGGAGTGCCGGTGCGCGCTCGCCGGCGGGTACTCCGCGGCCGGGGCGGGCGCCGGTTCGGGCAGGCGCGGCCCGAGTTCCACCTCGAGCACGGTCTGCCCGAGGACTCGGACGGTGAGCTTCACGGGAGCCTCCGCAGCAGCAGCACGCCGGTGCGGGGCTGCGGGGCCCCGATCTCGTAGCGGGCGTGCGGCGCGAACTCCACGACCCCCGGGTGTGGCCGGTACCGGGCCGGGAGCTCGGCGAGGGCCTGCGGGGTGATCGCGGACAGCAGCGGGGTGGTGAGCACGGCGAGGCTGCCGTCCGCGCGGCGGCGGACCACGATCTCCTCGACGCGGTACGCGGCGCCGATCACGGCAGCGGCGTCGCGAGGAGGGTCGCGGCGGCGCGGGCGACGAGGCTGTCCGGGGCGACCCGGTAGCCGAAGTCAGCGACGGCGCGCAGCTCGCGGGCGAGGAGGTCCCCCACCGGGCCGGGGTGGAGCCGGGTGGCGCGGAACGCCGCGGCCCGGTACCGGGCGGGCTCGTTCCCGATGAACGGCTCCGGGGGGACCTGGGCGGCCCCGACGGGCTGCACCGGGATGGGGTCGACCCTGGGGAACACCGCGCCTCCTGACATAACGGGGTAGGTGCCGGGCGGGGCGGCCATGCCACCGCGGGTGAGGGACCACCGGGCGCCAGCCCCGCCCCGAGCACTGGGGCGGGCGGCGTGTCCTGCGGTGGCCGGGGGTGTCACACCTGCGGGGATGCCCGGCCGGGGTGCGCCACCCCGCCCGGCGTCGGGGGGGATCAGAGACGATGGAGGTAGTGCTCGAACGGGCGCGTCGGGTGCGGGCGGCCGATGAGGTACCGGCCCGACGGGAGGACGACGACCTGCTCGTTCCCCGGCTCCCGGGGCAGGTCCTCCAGCACGGTGACGTGGAGGGCGTTCCGGCGACGGTCGGGGTCGACGGGCTCGACCTCGACGACGACGTCGGGGCCGGCGAAGGGCCGCCACACCGCCGTCATCTGGCCGGTGGTCTCGACGGCGGTCGCGGTCGCGGTCACGGGTTCCTCTCGGGTTCGATGGCCTCGTGGGGTCGCTCCAGGGGGGCGAGGGTCCACAGCAGCACGGGGACGGCGACGCACCACAGCGCCGCGATCAGCGGGTGCAGGTTGAGCACGATCAGCCCGGTGACGATGACCAGGAGGGCGCGGCCGTCGCGGGGCGGCCCGTACTGCAGGGCGCGGTAGGCGCGGATCATCAGACCCTCCTCGGCCAGTGCCAGGTGCTCGGCGTGTGGATGTGGCCGCAGGTGGTGTCGCCGGCGAGGGCGACGCCGCGGCCGTGGTCGTAGGCCGCCGGGTGGGAGTGCCACACGAACCGGGCGGCGTCGACGGGGTCGCGGAGCAGCACGGCCAGCTCGCACCGCTCGCCCACGTGCACGACCTTCGCGGGGACGCATTCGCCGCCCCACACGTAGTGGACGTCCGCGCCGATGGTGGGCGCCGGCCTCGGGCCCGTCACCGGTCACCCCGGATCGTGGCGAGCGGTCGCGGCTCGCCGTCGGTGGACACGGTGAACGCCGCGCACGTGGCGTCCGGGTCGGCGAGCAGCGCCGCGCGGTGCTCGTCGAGGGCGTGGTCCATCGCCACCGTCCAGGCCCGGCCCGCGGTGGTGACGATGCGGCCGTCGACGTCGGGGCACAGGTGGCAGCGGACGATGACGGGCAGGTTCCGGGACCGGGCGGTGATGGTGCGCTCCCCCCGGTGCGCGACAGCCCGCCCACGCGCCACGGAGCAACGGGCGCGCGGGCGGGCTGTCGAGTGGCGGCGTCCGGCCCCGCTTCCCCACGGGTGCCCGGGCTCTCCACGCCTGGCGGGGCGGGGGCTCTCGGGCTGGCCGGTTCGGTGCGTCGGGCACACCTCTGCCGGGCATGAGGATAAGGGGTAAGGGTCACGGTCTGTCAACACTGGCGCTCACCCTCGGTGGTGTCGCGGGGGTCGGGGCGGCGGGCGCCGAGGTGGAGCCGCAGCTCCACGACGGCGCCCAGGAGCCCGGCGGCCCCGGCCGCGACCAGCCACTCCCCCACCGTGCGGGCGCCGTCGATCACGACGGCGGCCGCGGTGTCGGCGGGACAGGCGGGTGCGCCGGTGCCGGCGAGGGGACCACCCCGCGCGCCATCGCGTCGGCGAGCGCGGCGCGGGAGTCGATCCGCTCGCCGGCCTCGGCCGGGTCCCCGATCGCGCCGCGCAGCGCTCCCCGCACGACGCGGACCCGGACCTCCTCGGGGATGCCCTCGTCCTCCATCCCGAGGTCGACCAGCGTCAGCGCCGACCGCAGCAGGGTGACCTCGCGCCGGTAGAGGGTGTCCCGGGCGTGGGCGAACTCGGCGCCGGGCCAGCGGGCGAGGTAGTCGGCGATGACCTGGTCGACGACGCGGCGGGGTTCGACGGCGGCGAGCGTGGCCGGGCCGACCCGTGACGCTGCCCGGGCCATCACGCGGCCCTCCGCAGCGGCGCCCAGAACTCGACGTAGCCCCAGGCGACGCGGCCGATCTCGTGGCCGTTGAGCATCGCCATCCAGCCGTTCCCGGCGGCGTCGGACAGGCGCACGAACTGGAGGCCGTCGCCCTCGCCGGGGCGGGCCCCGACGGCGAGCCAGGTCCCGACGGGCGGTTCGGGGTCCCCGGGCAGGACCGGGGGGAGGAGGTTGTCGTAGACGCGCTGCTCGGACATGGCCGCCGTCACCGCCCCTCACCGCCGCGGGTGGTGGCGGGTGGGGGCTCGGCCACGGCGGGTACGTCGGTGTCGGCGGCGGGCTGCACGGCGAGCGCGGCGACGTTGTCGAGGACGGAGAACAGCACGCCGGGGTGTCGCGCGGTGAGCTGCTTGGCGATCTCGTGCGCGGTGCTGGCGTACAGCGCCCCGTGGAACGCGACGAGGACCCGGTCGCCGGGCCGGATCGTCACCGTGGTGCTGCAGCCCGCGGTGACCTGCGGCTCGCCGGGGTCGGGGGGCGCCGGCGGTGACGCCGGGATGGGCTGCGGGGCCGGTCCCCGGACCGCGGCGCCGTGGATACGCGCCGCCGCGGCCGCGGCGGTGCTGGGTCGGGGCGGTGCGTCGCCCTCACGGTGGCGCATAGCGCGTCAGCTCCTCGGGTTGCTGCTTGCCCGGCCGGGGGTGTTCGGCCGGGACGTCTCGGGGCGGCCCCGCTGGGCGGGGACGCGGGTCGCGGTGTCGCGGAGGTGGAGGAACTCGTCGACCTCGTCGGGGTCGTACCGGCCGCCGTGGGGGCGCAGGTGCACGCGCGCACCGGCGGGGCCGATCGCCAGGCCGTCACTCCCCCACTGCGTCACCGCGGCCGGGGACACCCCGGCGCGGGCGGCGACCTCGGCGCGGGTCAGGGTCTCCCCCGGGCCCTTCGTGGCCGCGGTCGGCATGAGCCAGACGTGCTCCCCGAACTGCGCGGCCATCGCGTCGAGGGCGGCCAGCTCGGTGCGGAGCTGCCCGACCAGCTCGGCGACGTCGGCCGCGCGGGCGGACTCGAGGGTGCGCACCCACCGCGACGACAGGCCCCGGTAGCCGCGGGCCACGGTGCGGGCCCGCTCGGTCGGGGTGTTCGGGCCGAGCTCGGGGGGCCACGGCCAGGTGCGTTGCTTCAACACGCGGTGGCCTCGGCGGTGGAGGTGACGAGGTCGGCGAGCGCGGCGAGCTGGGCGGGGTCGGCGAGCGCGGCGGAGAGGAAGGCGTCGTGCCCGTCGTCGGAGCGTTCGGCGCGGCACCCTCGGCAGCGCACCACCCCGAGGGCGTGTTCGCGGTGGAGGCGCCGGCGCCCGCACGAGGAGCACGGCACGGGGATCAGGTCCGACCCCCCGGCCCCGATGATCTGCTGGGCGCCGTGGACGAGGTCGAGGACCACCGTGGCGGCCTCGGCCCCGGTGCGGCGCACGTACGGGGAGCCGACGGAGTCGGGGCCCCACGGCCGGTCCTCGGCGTCGAGGACGACGCCGGGCCCAGGGGCGTCCGTGGGCTCGAACGTGAGGGACCGGGCCACGTAGTCACGGGACCCGAGTCCGGCCCAGGTGGTCGCGTTCAGCCCCAGGAACGTGCAGGCCCGGGCGACCCGGTCGGCCTGGCGGAGGTGGGCCTCCTCGTCGGATGACCACGGCTCGCCGATGTGGTCGGCGACGAACTCCACCCACGCGGTCAACTCGTGGTCGAGGAGCCGGACCAGGGCCTCGGTCGCGGTGTCGATCACGAGGGGCGGGTGAACGCTCCCCCCGCCGGTGACGTCCATCGTGCGGTACCGCACTTCCATCGTGGGGCGCTGGACGACGGCGAGCGCGGCCAGGAGGACGGGGACGTCGTCGAGGGTGCCGACGAGGCGGGACAGGCAGCCCGGGCATAGCCCGGCGTCGGGGTCGGCGAGCAGGGCGCCGAGGGCGCCGAGGCGGCGGCCGTCGTCGGTCATCACGGTGGTGCGGGTGGTGCAGCGCTGACCGCGGGTGCAGCGGGCGTCGGTCGTCACAGGGGGTCTCCCAGCGGGGTCGTCGTGCAGCGGGGAGCACCGGCCACCCCGGGCCTCGTGGGGCGCGGGGTCGGGGTGGCCGGGGCGTGGGTCAGCGGCGGCCGAGGGGGCGCGGTGGCGGGCCGGTGTTGCGGCGGCGGCGGGCGGCGATCGCGGCGGCCCACCGGTCGCCCTCGTCGTGGACGGCCGGGCGGGCCGGCATGAGCGTCGTGGCGACGTCGGCGAGCCACGCGGCGAACCGGGCGACGGCATCGGCGAGCCACCGCAGGGCTTCGACCATCGCGGCGCACATCGCGGCGACCCGTCGCTCCAGCTCCTCCCGCGTCACCAGGTGCAGGGCGACGGTCATCGCCTACTCCCCCGGCCTCGGGTTGCGCGCCGTTGCAGCGCGACGAACGACAGCCGGTCGGGCCGGTCCTCCCCGTCGAGCGCGGCGACGGCCAGGCCGGCGAGGGCGTGTCCCCACGCGACGCCGGCGGCGAACGACTCGTCCCCGGCGTGGGCGTCGGACCGGGCCAGGCGGGCGAGGTCGTCCCGGCCGCGGGTGAGGACCTGCCGGGCGAGCGCGGCCCGGTCGCGGTCGAGAGCGTCGAGGGCGTCGAAGAACCGGCGGGCGCCGTCACGGGGGACGGGGCGGTGCTGCTCGGCGAGGGGCCCGTCCCCGCACTCCCGGCACGGCCCGAGCCACACCGCGACGACGGAGGTGTCGCCGACGGGTCGCCAGGGGTGCGGGGTGGGGGG